CTAGGAGGTCTTCTTGTCCTGCCGTATAGGCGAGTTTCCGCGCCTCGATCTGCCCAAGGTCGCGAACCACTAAGGTGTGGCCGGGAATAGCGTGCAGTGAGCGCCGGAGGGCACCGGACGTTGGGTCTTTTGGGTTCACACGATTTAGGTTAGTCGTGTTCTGCTTGTCCCCGCCGCTGTTGTGGACCAACTTGCCGTTGGCGGCGAACCTATTTCGCGGACCACAATCAAGAATGTCGTATGTATCGGCCGCAGCCATCCCACTTCCTCCTGTTTACGATTTCTTCGTCAGTAAGGCCCGAGCGAATCAAGGCTCGTATATTTTGCTCGCTGTAGTCGGGCCTAGCCTCCCGCATCAGCCGCACTCTAGCCCCATAATCACCTACAGCGTACTCCCGTTTGTTATTATTCTGCGTCTTAGCCGTGGCCCATCGCAAGTTACCCGGCTCGTAATGCCCGTTGTTGTCCTCTCGGTCTACGGAGCACCCAGCGGGGGGCGGACCTAAGTACTCTAGCACCCACTCTGCCATAGCCACAGGGGAGGAGAAACGAAACTCGATGCCTCTGCCACCGTAATATGGATACCGCCTGTCAGTAGTGGTGCAGCACCGCGCCTTAGCGCTGTTGCATCGCCGCCGTAGCGCCACGTACACAGGATCTTTCGTATTCGCCTCTAACGCGCGGCTGTTCATCTTCTTGTGGTGCGCCCGCCATTCCTCAGTCCGCACTAGAGCCGCCATTACTCGCTTGCGGCTGCATCCGAAACACGAAGACTGCTTCGTCCGGATCATGTCGGACGGTCTAGACCGAAAATCCTTCCCACACTTGCATCTGAACAGCATCTTGCTTCGCTGGTTCAGCAGCTCCTCCACTGACGACAGCATCTGCAGCTCCGGCGTAGCCTGGAGGTGGCGCTGCAGCTTTGATTTTGTAACCGCGCGCTGCTGCTGCAGATAGAGCGATCGCGGTTGGTGTTTCTTCGCAGAATACTTGGTGTGCGAGCGTTCCTGTGATCCCGTCATAAGTAATTACCTCCTGTTTTCCCCGATATGCAAGCCCGCCGTGGGCTACGAACTCTTCCCCGTCCCATACTAAGTCATTGGGACGAAGGTCTGGAAGGAGTATACCAATAACCTTGCAATAGCGCAACACATAAATGCGAGTGTCCCCAGTTAGACAGTCCCTGCCAGTCCTCGCACCGTAGTAGTTGTGATACACTGGGAACCGCCCTCGCTTACCGATCTTATAAAACCGCTTGCTCCTGGTCTCCTTGATCGTGGACTTCACCCCGAGGCGGGCCTCAACTACTGCCTGAACCTGCGGGTCTGGGTGGTCGAGTAGCATCTTGAACGCTTCGTCGCTTTTGCCGAAAGCGTAGGCCCATGGGTAGACATCCTTCTCGGCTTTCAGCCTCACCCGCTCTGAGATCATCTCGTCCTTCGAAAGAAATAGCCCGGCGCCTACTGGGAGTTTGAACGATGGTAGCAAGCCAAGTGGGGCTTCGCCTGCACTATCCGGGTCCACCCGCCCGTCCTTTACCTTCGAAGGACTGAGTTTCTTCGGCGGGTCTACTCCGAGAGTCAGAAGCAACTCCGCGAACTTGTCGCCGGAGGCGAGCACCGTTTTATCCGTGTTGCACGCCTTGAGTAACGCTCGCTTGCTGCGCCGCTCCCGCTTGTACTCTTCGATGAGTACCCCGCGCTCCACCGCGAGCGCGGGTTCGGTAAAAAGACGGACAGTGAGGTCAATAAGCCTCAGCTCAGAAGGAGGAAACTGCCCCTTCAATGCGTCAAAAATGTCGGAGGTAAGCTCGACATCATTCATGCAGTAGCCGCCCATGATCCTCTGCTCGTCGTCCGTCAGATGCCATTTCCCTTGGAAGTGAACAAGCTCGGTGCCTTTCTCTCCGACGCCCAAGAGCTTCGCAATGTTTGCCAAGCTGGAGGACTCGTGCGGGAAGATGGCCCTTGCCATGGACAAAGTACAGCCCCAAAACGCGGGCTTTATTCCGCACCGCCAGGAGAGTATGGCCCCGTCAAAATGTGTGTGGTGACAGATCACGTAGGACTTCGCCCATGGGTGTTCCTTCAGGAACGCGACGAGGTCGGCGGGCTTGTAGAGATAAAAGGCTTTCTCCTTGCCAATCTTAACCCCGAGGCCGTGGGCTTTGAACTTCGGATGCCGGACGTACTCCTCGCAGGTCATCTTAGACAAGGTGATGTTCTCCCCTGTCACCGGATGTTTTCCATATGCCGATTCAAAATCAAGTACGGTACGTACTAGGGTCATACCCGCGCCTCGTGGGTCAGGAAGTAGTCTTGCACCAACTTGTCCGCAAGAGCAAAAAGTACAGGGTCGCCGTCCCTCAGAACTTTCAGCAAGAGCCGTTTCTCAGCCATGTAAATTTTGGCAAACTCGGGATCGAACGCGACGATACTCTTAGTGTTGTCAATCAGGTCGGCGAGCTTAATAGTCTTCGCCTCCACGCAAGCGCTGGTTGTGTGCGCTCGGTCGATTGCTCTCCTTACGGCACGGTTTCCGTCGGACGGTCTGGAGACATCGGTAAGGTCCTCTACCAGCAAAGCGATACGCTGTCCAAATACGCCGTTAATTGTGTGTAGACTTATCGCGCTGTCTTCAACAACATCGTGCAATATCGCTGCAACGATCATGTCGTCGTCCGCCGATACTGATGCAACAAGTCCGGCGACTGCGAATGGGTGTACTAAATACGGCTCCCCAGTGTATTTACGTAGTTGTCCTTCGTGCGCTCGCCTAGCTATATCTACAGCGGCTAAGTATAAGTAATCCATTTTTAAACCCTCCTCTCTATCTCTCCGAGGCTCTGCCAAGCAGAGTTTCCCTTCCCAGAGGCAATGTTTTTCACCTTTGAAAACGGTCCCCGATCCCCGGCTTTCAGCCTCTGGTAGAGGTTACTCGGCCTGGCGTAGCCGCAGTAGGAGGCGAGTTGTCTCGCCGTGCGCTCCTCTCCGTCGGAGCAGAGGTAGACCGTGGTCCAGTGTCTGCCTATTTTTATTGTCTCCTCCGAGATTATTTTCATTTCTCCTCCTAAAAGTCCTTCTTTGCTTGCGCTCTCTCATGCGAAAACGCCCCTTGTTCCGCCGCGCTGCAACTTTGGCACTGTGTAGATGCTCCACCCTCAAGTGTGAGCAACTGAACCCATTTTGTCTTCGTGCAACCTGTGCAGGTGCAGAGAACGCTGAGCTTCCCATACCTCTCGCGGCTTCGGAGGACGACTGTTGACATAACTCGCCATCTACCGAACTCCATCCCCACTGCATCCGGAGCTAGGCCAACGACTCGCCCGGCCAGGTACACCCTTGGAAGTTTCTTATCGCTCTGAACGTTCAACATCGGTTTTCCTCCCCACGAACGCAAGTAATTTAGCAAGTTTCTTCCTGTACACAGGAAGAGGTGTGAACTCCCCGCGCTCCCACCTCCCCCATGTGAGTTTCGTCACACCGAAAAGTGCGGCCATTTCAGCCTGGGTCCGGTGGAGCTTGGACCGTAGGTCCTTCAGGTCGTTCATACCTGTTCCTGGCGGAACGCCTTCGTCCTCGCCCTCTTAAGGGCCTTAATCTCCGCCTTCCCTTTCGGCTGGCCGACTTTGTCGGGCCTGATCGCTTGACCCTTGCTTGCGGGCCAGACTGCGTTTTTTCGCTTCCCTGAGAAGCGGGCGTGAAGCTGTTCCAGCTTGTAAGGTTGGTCTAACTTGTATGTGCTCAATCTGTTTCCTCCTCTATGAATTAAGTTCCTCCCTCCACATGGAGGGAGGATTTCTTCTGCTTCGCCGGACTTTCTCCGGCATGGTATCATGGCGTCCTCCATCTGAATAAATTCTGTCTAATATCCTCTTATCAATCCATCTTCCTACTTTGCCGGCCATTACCCGGCTTATGCACTGCCTCAACCCCGCTCCTTTGCAGGATAACGGGGTATTGGGTACTGGCTCGAAGCAAGTCGTCAGGCTTGCGCCTCCTTCGCTCTCAGCGCCTCCTTGGATCTCCGGTTCATCTCCTTATGGAAAAACTCCGTCTCGAAATAGTGGGTGTACTCCCCCAGTCTGCCGTTTACTCTGGTCTCGAACTCTCGCCCGAGAGCGAGAACTTGTTGCTTTGCGGCGTGCATTGCATCGTCGATGCATGAGTTTCTTAATTGGATGTAGTTCATTTGTTCTCCTCAATCTAAAATTACTTCATTTATCAGTTCGTCCTTGACTTTCCCACACTTCGCGCATTGCTTCCTCTGCCTGTACTCCTTAGTGCTGCTCAGGACGTACCGCATGGAGATCCTACGTTCTAGAACTATCTGGGTATACTGCTCCCATTTCCCCCACTTGTGGAAAATACACATGTAGTTTCCTCCTCAGTTCGGCCCGGAGGCCAGTATAAACCACAGATTCAAAACCGCAAGAGCGGCGAGGAATAAGAGAAAAAGTTTCTCCCTCCATCTGATTCTTGGTACCGGGTGCTCGGACCCGTAGTAATCCTCGTCTTCACCCGAAGGGCGGCAGGTTGACGGCTCTGGTGTGGGTAATTTGTTTTTTCGCATCGGTGGTCACTCCTCTCCTTGTAGTTTCCAGTTCTCACAAGTGCCTTCTAAGAAGGCGGGGGAAAACCTATCGGGGTAGGTTTCTTCGAGCCCTGATGTCTCGCAGGCGTGTGGCAGGTGTCGAGACTTACTCGCCGGAGCGTCGTACTTGTGCGCCTCCCGGAGGTGGACACCATCAGAAGCGTTCATGCAGGCAAAATACCTGCGACCAACCAGTGCGTGGTGCGCACAGTATAGGCATTTTCCGACTGGGTCGAACATGTTGCCTCCTTAGTCGTCTTTGCCCGTCCCTGCCCCGATGATTACGAAGCAGAGGACGAGGATAATTAGTAGGAATAATGTGAACATTTGTCGTGGTTAATCCTCTGTCTCTAAATAAATTATCGGTTTCTCCGCCTGCTGCCGCTTCAACTCCCGGCCCAGACCGATTAGCGCGAAGCGTAAATACACCGGCAACGGACTTGCTCCTGTCTCCCACCGGCACCACGACACTCGGGTCATCCCAAGGAGCGAAGCTGCCCTTGCCTGGCTCAGGCCGAAATGTCGGCGGAAAGCCTTCAGGTGCTTAGGCGTGAAGGGATTCACTTCAATATTCCTCAGTCCAAGATTCTTTGAACAGGAAGTAGCCGAGGCGTAGCGTTTCGTCGATCTCCTTCTCACAATACTTCCACATACTATTATCAAAGTACAAACCCAGTTCCTCGTACTTGCCGAACCCACCTCCGATGGGAATATACCCTTCCGCAGTTAAGACCTGCATCAGCCGTACTTGGTTGAGTACGCGCCTTCGTCCGACCTTCTTCACCATGCAGGAGGAGTGGAGGTAAATAGCTCCTGTTTTGAGGTTCTTAATATGGATGTCATGCGCTGCTGATCCGTCCCAGCAAGTTAATTTGGGGTTTTCGACAAAAACAATCTCGAAATCGTCTCTGCACATCCCGATACTGGTTACCCGGTGGTATTCATCTATCCTTACCGCGTATGACCCGTCCGTAATTTTTACTTTGTCGCCGATTTTCATCGTCTTTCTCCTTAGTTTGCTCGGAAAAGGTACGTTGTACCTTGAAACTCCGCCTCTGAGTAGTCCTGCTTCAGTCCTTCCGCTGTCGCTTCCCCGTCGATTACGAGCCAGGATGAACCATCTCCGGCGGTCGCGCCGATGATATCGGCAAGCTCTTGCGTGTAGCTCACGAACTCACTCTCAGGGATAAGCGTTTCTCCGTGCATCCACTCCCTGCCGACTTCGCGCTCCAGCGCGTTCAACTCATCAAGCTCCGCTTGATTCTCTTCTTGCCAGTCGGCAAGGGCCGAGGTTGCCTCCTGTAGGGCGATTTCTGCCTCGTCCTTAGCTTCTACCGCGTCGGCGGTTTTGTCGTACTGTAGGGCGTCGCACGCTTCGGTATACTGCTCTCCCGCCTCTTCGAGAAGAGACTGCAAGCCTTCAAGCTCCCATTTCAATTCTTCCTGCCTCTTGTAAAGGTCTCTTGTATCAAGGTAGTTCATTTTGTTCCTCCCTTTTAAGTTTTCTTAGTGCGTAAAGTACATAAGGAGGAATCTTTCTTCCTCCTGATTCCCACCTGGCAAGTGTCTTTACGGCTACGCCGAGTAATGTAGCAAATTCGGCCTGATTTAGCCCCTTGGTGCGTCGATACGCTCTAAGATGCCTCGGAGTAACCACAGGTTCAGGCGTTCCGTACGGGGCGATTTGGGCCTCTTCTGCGGCCAGGCGGATATCAATCTCTAGGTCGTCTGGGACATCGCGTCTCCCGGCCTCCATGTCCTCCCACATTCTAACCGACTTAGAATACTCCGCCGCTATGGTGGCAACTGGCTTATTTAGTCTTTGCCGGATGTACCTAAGCTCTTTTCCAGTCATGCCTGGTTTCACCCTTTTGAGCATCCCCTCCAGGGCGCACTTCATCAAGAGTTCGTCCCTTGTTGCGGACAACATCTCTCGACCTTCGGGAGTATAGGCATGCCAGTACTTTACTCCGCCAATCGTCGTTCTTTTGATTTTCCCCCGCAGGCTCATGATGGTCTCCTTTGCCGGGCTATCCGCCCGGCTCGGCGGTTAGGTGAGCGGGATAAACTCGTATTTAGTGGCTCCAATCAATTCAGCCTCTGCCTGGGTGGGGATGTAATACAGAGTATCACACCAAAAACAGCCAGGCTCGGGACCACGTATCTCGATTTTTATCGACACACCCTCCAACCAGGATATATTGAGGTTTGGTGGAAAACAGTACGAAAACGGCCCGCGTTTAATGCGGCCACCCCGGACAACTCGCCGGAATGTTCTGTAATATACCGCTCTCACTTTAGCACCCCCAAGATCTTCACGCCGCAAGCGGCGGCGGTCTGCCTTGCTTCGGTCTTGGTCCACATCCAAGGGACAACGAGGTCCCGGCCCCCAGCATCCACTATGCGCCAGCAGGAGCGCCAATAAATCCGCTTCGCGGTCCGCATTTCGTTTTGATCCTGCTTCAAGTATCCTTCCCTCATTTTTTGTTCCTCCCGTGTTGGTATGTCTTAATTATACTAAATAAGGGTGCGAAGTCAAGTAAAAGTATCATGTGGGTGCTGATTCTTGGTAAGTAAGTGTTATTGCTCCTAAATGCCGATACGTTATAGTGATAGTTGTAAAAAGCGGGTTTTTTGAAGAGTAGGGGCAACTATAGAAATCAGAACAGCGTGGTAAATGTCTTATTAGCTAGATTTTGTGGTTGCTGCGGTACTCCAGCGAGCAATCGGACATTTACCACGCTGTTCTGATTTCTTATATATCTATCTCTCTATATATACAACTATATATATAATAACATTTCCAGTAGTGGTTGTTCAATCATTTGGTGGACTTACGCGGCTGGCCACATTCCGCCAGCCGCGTAAGTCGGTATCACATGATACCCACGGCTTACAAAAACACGAAAAAATGTTCAATGATTTCGTTTTTGCATCTCCGGAAAAATCCCACTGAAAAGAGAACAGCGTGGTAAATGTCCTATTTTCCTAACAACATTCTCTCTCCAGTGGAGCGAGCACCGGAGGACTTAGCTCTCCACACTGTGTATATTTTTGATACTTTCGCGTAGGACATTTACCACGCTGTTCTCTTTTTTCTCGAAATCGTGATGTTTGTCTCCCCTAACATTTAGAGAAGGTTGATACTTTCACCCGACATATTTCTGCAACATAAAGTTACACCTTGTCGAGTTTTACTTCTCCGCAAGGTATCACCTGTTACTGGGAGGAAGTATCTAAATGATACAGGGCTGGGATGTTTTCCCAGCCTTGTTGTGTAACATCAATATACAAGTCCAAGGCTTTCGACCGCCAATTTAAACTCCTGCATTAGGCTATCGAGGCGAGCTAATAGCAAGGCAGGGCTCCGCAGTTGCGCTAGAGTAGCGTCCGGCCATATAGCTGTAGACCGAGCAAAGTCGATGTTGGGCTCCTCCGCTCTTGCGTGGTATGTGGTGTTGGCTAAGTAGTGCAGCGGTCCGTCGGTGCTACATAAGTGCCACTTTAGGTAAGGCGTCAGCTCCGGGAAAAACCTTGCTACGTCTTCATGAAGACATCCCCAACTACACTCATACCACTGGTTGTTTTTCTTCTCTGAGAGTGTCCCAGTAATTGAGAATGAGTTATGCCCGTTTCCACATCCGTCGTCATGCCGAATGGTTACGACAAGTTTTTCTCTGTCGATGGCTTTGGTCATGGTTATTTTTTGATTTTTCACAAGTTTGCTTTCTGGTAGGTTCATAGTTTATTTCTCCCTATTCAAAGTTAAGTTCGCCGAAAAACTCGAAATCTTCCTGTTCGTCGTCATCCCGTATCGGGATAAAAGGCACTCCGTAGTCGGGTAAATCTTCCGGGTCTTGGTCTTTCAGACGGAGCTGGTATAGTGACATAAACCGGCGGAGTTTTTGCTTTTTTTCTTCTTTGGTCATCTTATACCCCTCCGAGTTTGTCATTTACTTCCTTGAGTGTAGTAGCGAAGAACGAAGAATACCCTGCATCTTTTGGAGATGCGTACCAGTCGAGGCCTTTCTTCGCTGGACGAAATATATAGAACACACGCGAAGTACGCGAATAGCCTACATACTGGTATTTCTTTCCAGGCAATGCTTTTTCGATTCGATCTCTCATTGTCCGTACCTCCCATTTAGATTTTTATCTTTTAACCACTCCATAAAACCGGGATACCTCAATTCCCGGTTCTAGCAGGGGTCAAAATACTTTGTGGTTCGGGCTACGCCACTCTCTCACAGTACCATGGTCCATATCCCGGATAAACACTCGTTGTTTGCCGTTTTTGAATTGCCATGGGATATTTTCAGGGTGCTCCAATATCTCAGTTAGTGTGTAGCGGCGAGTTTGGTGGCCAGAATTGTTGTATTCATATGCAGCCAGCACCCGCCAGTTGCCGGACGGGGTTACATGTTCTCGGCCTATATTTCCATCCTCTTGTAAAGTCATGCATTCGTTGCCATAGAGAATTGTTCGTTGCATCATATCACCTCATTAATTAAATTTTTTCTTGTTTCCAACAAGGAAATCATATCACAATCAGCTTGCCAGAGTCGCGCCGCTGACGCCCGGCTTTCCAGGTATACCTCGTGTGTCATGGCTCCTAAGAGCATAAGATGTTGAATGATGTTGAGATGATTCTGGTATTTGCTTAATGCTAATTCGTGTAAGTGTTTCATTTCCTCACCTCATTTAAGAAATCTTGTTTCACCCTGCGTCAGGCCCAAATGATTTTTGTAACTTTCTCGAACAGGCAGTGCGAGCCATTCGGCAATGCGTGTAGTCGCTGTTCTCTTGTCTACTTCATACCTGTTACCAAATTCAGAAAGATACTTGCCAGTTTCAACGTCCATCTTGCGACGGTCGAAATGGAAGTCTTTCTTTTTACCGTACTCAAAAATAGTGACAATATCAATTGTACGGGTATTCGATTCATCTTGATACAGTTCGTAAGTAGTATCAGTAACAGGCTTGGCTTTGCGACCGGTGCCTTGTAAACGGACAGTTCGCATTATAGAGAGTAATACAGGTTTCATCTTTTCACCTCTGCGCGAAAGCGCCCGCTAATTACATGCTTAGATACCATCTTCCCACTTACCGGCCAGTAACAGGCATAAGTCTTGCCTGATCCGAGAATCAATGCTTTCTCGGTTCTGCCGGTTATTTCGTATTGACGGGAGTTAATTACTGCTACTGATTGCATGTTCATTTGGTCACCTCTTTATGAAACGCAAAGGTTAAACACTCGCAAGCCAGGACATAAGCACGGGCATCATGCCAGGCGGTAAACTCGCTTTCTTCGCTGCATCCTACGCAATAACCTGGATCATTTGCGGCAAGCCAGCCATTGAGCGCGTTGTCGTCTTCGTCCGACATCCCAGAGAAGTCGGCGTTGATTAGTGGGCTTGCCCAAAACTCGGGTAGTAGATACTCGGATGTTTCGATGGTCTTCATGGTTTCACCTCACTCTGATTGTTATTCGGTTATCCCGTATTTAAGCGCTATGTGGGCCTCAAAGATATGCAGTTTTGCATATCTTGTGTAGACCGCATCCAGGTCGCGCTTCAATCGGCGGGCTCCTCGGGCAGCGGTAAGGCGATACTTTTCGGGGGTGGCTGCATCTGCCGACGCAGCCACCATACTGCGATACAAGGTCTCTAGTTTGATCAGCATCGTGTTTCTCCTATTTAAGCGATTGATTAACTTACTCACCTATATAGATAAGGTAACACTCTGTTACCCAATTGTCAAATAAAAAACGACACTCAATTAACATGTAATAACATAAAGATTCACAATTACCGATTGTTGCGAGATTGCCTTGTATCGCATGGTTTATTAGTGCGTGCTAACGCATTGACATGGTGTTGATCGGCTTACATAGGGCAATCTAAATGTGACATACGCACGGAATGAGCTGCGATTGCTTAGGTCGGCGGTGTCTGGGATCATAGGGGCGGGGTATCGTTGTGATATGGTGGGAGGGGTATGGGGGGATGCAGGGCGGTGGCGTGCGCCCCTTATCATGCTGCTAAATTACTGAAACCCCCAGAAATCCAAAATCCTGACAATGGAGTAACTCAGCGTAAAAATTTTCAAAATTTCTTGCCTGCCTAAATTCTTGACAATCAAGACACATATTGATATAATAAGTGAAAATTCTAAGGAGGGGAGATGACAAAAGAACTACTTTTCTCGGTGACGAAGAAAGACCTCGAAATAGATTTCTTCAGCGGAACCGGCGCCGGAGGGCAGTACCGGAACAAACACCAGAACTGTGTCCGCATAAGGCACCGAGACTCCGGAGCCTTCGCCACAGGACAATCGAACCGGGAGAGGCCGGCAAATATCCAAGAGGCATTTCGCTCACTACTGGAGCACCCGAAGTTTAAGATCTGGCAGTCGCAGCGAATCTTGGAGTGCATCTCTGGCGAGACGACCGCGCAGCGGGTGGAGAAGACGATGGCGCCGGAAAACTTGAAGGTCGAAGGGAAAGACGAAAGCGGGAGATGGGAGGAACTATGAAATTCGAAATAGATATACCGGACAACCTTATTCAAGGCAAGCTTAACGATCTAATTCGCGTAGACGGAAGCGGACACGCATCGTTCAACTTGCTGCGTATAATTCATGACGCAGTGGTGAAAGCAATATCAGACAAGATAAAGGAGCAACTGCCCGCCGGACTTTCAGTCCTGGTGGAGAAAATGGCGGAGAGAGAACTAGAGAAGGCAGGTGCGCAGAAGATCCCTGGGTGGGCGAAACGAAGGGTGAAAGAGAAACTGGAGAAGATGAGGAAGGAGACTTGACACAAAAGTAACAATGAGTTACACTCCTATCATGGAGACCCTGACATTACTCAACGAGGATTTTTTCTCAGACCTGGAGTTTGACTCGCTGCCGGAGGCAGCGGAGCACCTCCCTATCTCCGTTCCGGAGAAGTTCAGGAAGGGCAACCCTCAATGGTCCCCCGCCGAGCAGGCGCCAAACGTCAACCCCTGGGACCCGAGGCTCATCCTCGACCTCGCCCTAGCGATCGAGGACACTACCCCAATCTTAGAAAGATATTCCCTCTCCGAGGACGACTACAGTTCTCTGATGAGAACCCCCTCGTTCCGAAGGGACCTTGCCCTCACCATGCGAGAAGTCCGGGAGAACGGGCTGAGTTTTAAGCACAAGGCCCGCGTCCAAGCGGAGAGCTACCTTGAAGTGCTGGACCAGCTCGTTTATTCCCCGGCAACCCCGGCAAGTACCCGTCTTGACGGTATTAAGCAGGCTGTGACTTGGGGGGCGCTTGCGCCGAAGGACGGTAAGGAGGGGGATGTGCAGAACGCACAACAGATTAATATTTCTATCAATTTCTAAAAGAAATGAAAGAGCCAAGGGAAAATATCAGAGCGTTACTCATTCAGACGACAAACATCCCACCGCAGAAGCTAAGGCTTCCCGACAGGCACTACATTCTCCCTAGCGTAGTCCAAGTACGAGACCACATGGAGAACGTCGAGGTCAAGCCGTACCGACCCGAAGCCGCAGACTGCGATAACCGAGCCCTTCGCCTCACGGCACACTTCTCCGGACTAGGCTTCGCTTTCGGCTGGGCCAGCATCGGCGAGCACGATATTTGCGTGTTTCTTTCAGATACACTACAAGTGTGGTATGTCGAACCTTCGACCTGCCTTATCTATCCCCCCGACCAAGACTTAACCTGGGCGGTGTTCCCTTGAGATACTTCCTCCTTTTCTTTCTGCTCCTCCCCTCCTGCGCCCTGATGCCTGGCAATACCCTCTTCGAAGGACTCAAGGAGCCGAGCAGGCTCGAAGAGATTGAGGATTATAGCCTCACCAACGGCCAACTGACTTCCTCGCTCAACTGTAACCGCCTCCTAATGGAGCACGAGCAGTACGGCCTGATGGCCTTGAACTTGATAGGCTCCGCCGGCTTCGCTCTGGGCTGCGCCGACGTCCATGCAGATTTTACTACCGGCAAGGTAGATAAGTGTCATATCTACGCGGCGTTCGACGCCGACTTTATAATCAAGCATGAGCAGAGGCACTGCATGGGGTATCAGGATGTTTTGTATTAAATCTCCGTGGAAGAAGTTCGTCCAGTGGTGGTGTGACCACAAGATGGGGTGGATAGTAACAGAGAAGTGTATCGCATACCGGACTTGTAGGAAGTGCGGGCACAGACAAAGGTTGGTGTGGAACGACCATGCCGATGAGTATCGATGGCAGGATTGTTAATTAGATTGACATCTGACGTAACTTAGTGTTACACTCAACATAACTAATCAGGCTCCGAGAGGAGCGCAGCATAAGGAGCTGGTATGGCTGGATCGTGGGCAGACTTGGAGTATCGAAGAGGACAGTTCGACGGCGAGTACACAGAGCCGATCGGCTTGGTAAGTGAATTTACGGCAGATGCTGCAGCAGCTACCATCCCGACAGAGACTGTCGAGAACGAAACAGGTTTCTTGGTAGGCATAGAAGTCGTCGCCGACGCAGTCACCCCGTTCGACTCTCTCATTGTCGACTTTCAATCAATCGACGGCGTCAGCCTCAGCCTAGCGGCTGCGATAACCGCCTCAGACAGGATCGAAATTGATCCTGCGGTCCCCTTTGTCGGAGGGTACAAGCTCGCTTGTTCAAACAACACTACCAACTCCGCCAAGGCGAAGATCATCTGCCTGGTAGTCTCAGGAGACTAGGGGATGAAGTACGTTAAGCGCAGGATGCTGCGCAGCGGGCTGCCTCGGCAGGGGCTTGTCGGTCTCTGGAAGACCTCAACTGGTTTGACTGATGTTATCGGCTTATCAATCAGCGATGCACCGCTCATAGACCCTAATCTGTGGAGCATTGTCTATGTCCTGGATGGTGATGGTCAGCCTGTTTCGGTACGTGAGAATGCCGATATCCTGGCGAGAATTGCAGCGAGTCCCTGGCTCAACATCAGCACATTGGTTGGGAGCGCCGCAAAAGGATATGCTCTTTACGCCATTGGCTCATCTGCCGATACTCTCGCAAAAGCGAGGCGGGCCTTGTCTGTACCGTCAATCCCCTGGCTTTCCGGATACGCTCACAGAAAAGCCGTAGTGGTAAATCACGCAACAGTGCCAGCCGACTTATCTGATTACCAACTATACGTCGATCTGAGCAGTGACAACGATATTCCCGCAAAAGTTTTATCTAATGGACTGGATATCGCTGTAACCGCCGCAGACGGGACAACAGTACTTGGTGCAGAAATTCCAATAGTTACTCAGTCAACCGACAACTTGACAACCGATGGCGTTTGGTGCTGGTATTCTGAGCCGCGATCAATTTATTACAATGGCAAAACCTACACCGGGTTTATTCGTGCAAACGGCGATGTTGTTGTTGTGAGTTATAACCACGCTACTGATGCCCAAGTCGAATTTGTTTTAAAACTTGCGTTGCAGGTCGATGATCACGCAAATCCGAGCATTTTAATTCGCGATGATGGCCGAATAGTTGTTTTCTACTGCGCTCATAATGGGGCAGATATGTTCTACCGGGTATCCACGAACCCCGAGGATATATCCGCCTTCGACGCGGAACTGACAGTAGGTACAAACACCGCCGGATTGTACGGATACTCATATTCAAATCCCTGCATACTCTCTGCTGAGAACAATAAGATTTTTCTTTTCTGGCGGGGTGGAGACTTCCTGCCAACCTTCAGTACATCTACTGATGGAGGGGCTACGTGGGATACCGCAAAAACATTGTTTAGTGTTTTTGGAGAGCGGCCATACCTGAAAGTAGCCTACGACGGGACCAGTAAAATTCACCTCTGTTTTACAGATGGACATCCTGATGCGCTGGCAAACAACAGTATCTACTACCTCCAATATGAAAACGGAGAGTTTAAAAAAGCTGATGGCACTGTAGTAAAAACATTGGCTGCAGTATTGGCCGGGTCGCCCTTGGTTCCGACTGATTGCGACAAAGTATATGACTCTGTAGCCACAGGATTCAAGGCATGGAATTGGGGCATTGCTTATGACAGCAGCAATTACCCTGTCATAGTTTATGCAAATTTCGTCACTGCTGCCGACCATAGATATAGATATGCGAGATGGACCGATGCTGGATGGGCTGACAATGAAATTTGCGCGGCTGGTGGGGCATTATATGCAGGTGAACCGAGTTACTCTGGAGGGGTGTCTGTAGATCCGTCTGATCCTAATATTGTCTATTTGTCAAAGGTGGTTGATGGGCAGTTTGAGGTTTATAAATACACCACAAACGATAATGGAGTCTCGTGGGAACGTCGTTGTATAACCGTTAAATCCATCCAAAAGCAATTTAGGCCGATAGTGGCAAAAAACAGTCCAGTAGATGGCCAGGAGCGTGTTTTTTGGCTAAATGGGACATACTCGACCTTCTCCTCATATAGCACAATAGTCAATATATTTTCTCTTCCGACAGGTCCGGAAGAATTGTATGCAAAACTGCCCATCTTATCTTCTGAAAATAACACCAAAGCGTTAATTTATTACGGGAAATCAGGGGTCGAATCAGGGAACACAACTCCGTGGGGAACTGATTATGAGTTTGTCTGCCACATGGATAATTCCAATGTTGAGAATACAGTTATTGATACCTCAAAGAATGGGTATTCAGGCACTAAAAACTCGTTGCTAATTATTGAAGTCCCCGGATTGGTTGGCAAGGCACAGAGATTTTCCGGGGGTAATAAGTATATCACATTTCCTGCGCTTGATATGGCCGGATGGGGTGCATTAATCGCTGGCGTGGCATTCAAGTACAATAAGCAGTCAAGCACGGCTCAGTATTCAATATTTAGTAATTATGTCGCTGGTAAGGCGGCGTTCATGATCAGGATAGCCACCGCCACAAATACGGTGCAGGGCTATGTTATTACAACTGGCGGGGTTGTTGGCGGATTGTTTGCGGATGTTGTGTTGGCCGACGCCGAAGAAGTAGCCATCCATCTGAAATATGATAAAGATAACGGTGGGCTACGAATGTATAAAAACGGGGTGTTAAGCGCCACGTCCTACGCCTCAACAGAGGCACTTGCCGCCGTCGCATCGGGAAATCTCACGGTTGGGTCATCACCCCACAGTTTATCGGTATATGCATTTTACGGCGACATAAGCGACGCATTTATCATCAAAGGGACTCGCACGGCAGATTGGTTTGCGGTCGATGCGGCAAATAAGAAAACACCTACAAGCCTGTACACAGTGGGTGTTGAAGATGCCGCATGATGCACGATTAGAAACTATTATCGAGATTTTGACTAACAAATTTTAAGAGCAAAATTGCTGAGGGTTGCATGAAAAAATTTCTGTGTATAGCGACGTTACTAATTGTTTCCGCTGTCTGTTTGCAACAGTGGCTGGCCCGTACTGAGGCCGATGTGTTACAGGAGATTTTGCAAGCGAAAGCGTACTATGAGCGAATGGCTGTAGAGTATCCAAACGAAGCAAATTCAAAGGGGGTAAAATGAAAACAAAAACGAGGTTATTTTCTACAACGATTATTATAATGGCGCTGTGTGCTGCAGTCCTGATTTTGCCTGGTTGCGCCGGATATGGACTAACGTCGAACCATTCTGAGGTTAATCAGATGATCGCCACCGCGAACACCGACAGGTTCAAAGCATTCTCCGAAGGCATGGCCGCATGTAACGACAACGCCGCCTGCCAGGTTGGTCTGGCAATGGGGTTTTCAGCTAACCTCGGGCAGCAAGCATTTTTCAAACCTGAGACGACTTCCGACGTACTTCATGCCTTCCTTCCTTACGCCACGCTCGGAGTGGATGTGGCTCGGCTATGGCGTCTGGCTCCCACCAACGGCGACAGCAATGGCGGGTTCATCATTACTGGGGATAACAATCAGTTGAGCGGTATCGGGAATAAACTGACAGCGGATAATCAGAGTTCCGTTACTGGGACGTTCGATACTGAGGCGAAGATCGAGCACCTTGTGTATACGCAGGATTCTACTCAGTCAAGTTCGAACGGTACCGGCTCAGTTGAAAACGTCGAGAATCAGCAGGATACATTCTCTGGTGATTCTGCTCTCGCACCAGCAGCAGAAGTCCCAGCGAAAGAATGAAGATTGAGAAGCTTAGTGGGGATAGATTTCGCGTAACTGATGGCGAGGAGTCAATAATCCTAAGCGGCGAGGCGCTCGCCAGGTACCAGGCAATCCTCGCAGCAGAGGTTGCAGAGAAAAAGCGACGAAGGCGGATAAAGAATGAGAAAGATTGAGCTTAATCAAGATCGACAGCCGGACGGCGCGATAGTTTTTACGTCGAAGACCTATTGCGAGAACTCCCCATGCAGCGTCGGGCACGACATTTGCCCGCATCTTCACTCAGACGGAGTGACAGAGGAGGGAGAGTTGAATTGGGTGTGTAACAAGGAGTAGCGTAATGCAACATATTCATAGAATAACCGCAAGCGCGGTTCTCTGCATCATGGCTCTTACGTGGGCAGGGATCAGCTATAAGCTCGGAGTGATGGTTGCCGTTTCTGATAATTTTATGTATGTTGCTGGGGCGCTTGCGTCTGTTTTGTTCGGAGATAGCATTACGAGCATCGCGAATAAGTTTTCCACGAAGGAGAGGTAAATGCTCAAGTTATATGCTCCTGAGGAATACTGGATAACGCCGGCAGCCATCCTAGTGAAGATCGTAAATGGGTGCGGAACACCTGGGTGGAAAGGGGATCTTGTTCCGGAAAAACTCTTCGGAGTAAGTATAGCGGAAGCGTGCAATGTTCACGACTGGATGTACTGGGCTGGCGAAGCAGCCGAAGCAAGCCGGGAAGAAGCCGACCGAGTGTTCCTTAACAACATGCTTAGAATCGTTGAAGCGGAGTCAGCAAACTGGCTAACTAGAGCGATCAGGCGTAGACTAGCGCTTCATTACTACGAAGCCGTTCGAGACTTTGGCGCTCCGCACTTCTGGGTCGGCAAGAACTCCCCGAAAACGTTTCAGGAACCTGGAGACAAGTGATGGACTGGGTAAAAGACTGGTGGGCCATAATTACCGCACTCCTCGCGGGAGCCATGTGGATCGGCAAGGTCCAACGAGATGTCGAGGACCTGAAAAGCGGCAAGTTCGTTACCAACGAACGCTGTGGCGAGCGTCGGCAGGAAATTAAGGAACGTACCGACCTGCAGTTTACTATGGGGAATGAGCAGTTTCGAGAGATCAAAGGCAGTCTTACCAGGCTTGAAAACATCCTACTGGAGATGAAGAATGAGCGCCATTGAACAGATTCAGAAATTACTTGATTGCGCTGTGCGCGTGCCGATCCGCGACGCGGCAGGAGTAATCATCCCTGCCGGAGTAGATACTGCGGCGGAGGCCAAGGCGTACCGGCGATGCCTTAAAATCGCGCAGGAGGAAGCGGATGAACGAGTACTTCAAGCGAAGTGAGTTTGCCTGTCAGTGCGGGTGTGGGTTCGATACCGTCGATGCACAGCTTGTCGATGTTCTGACGGCGATCCGGGAGTATTTCAATCTTCCAGTAATAGTCAACTCAGCTTGTCGATGTGAGCATCACAACGCGGCTGTCGGAGGCAAACCCCATTCGTACCATCTCAAGGGCCGCGCAGCCGATATCCACATTTCCGGCGTGCAGCCGAGCAGGATATACGAGTTTGTCGAGGGTCGGTACCCTAAACAACTAGGGCTTATCCGCTACAAAACATTCGTCCACGTAGACACAAGAACTGGACCCAGGTACCGAATGGCTCCGCTATGAGACAAGAATATCGGGGCAATACCAAGGTATTCGAGGACTCTTACTTCTCCTTAAACAGGTTCAATGAAGGGGAAGGTACTCCATGCTTCGTCGTTCCCCCTTTTGCCGGCAGGGACGGCACCGTTACTCAAAACCTTATCGACAAGTGTGCAGCTGCAGGGCGGCCTACCTATGCTTATGAGCTGAAGTCAGCTACTCAGGAGACGAAGAACCTCAGCATCTCAGGGTTGGTACACATATTGGGCGAGTGCTGCGACATGATTTACGGCGAGACTGGAGCTGAGACTGTCGACCTTATAGGGTGCTGCCAAGGCGGGTGGCTCTCGGCCATGTTCACTGCCCTGCACCCGAGCCAGGTGAATCGCCTCGCCGTTTTCGCCGCACCGATCAACACCCACTCAGGCAGCAAGAACCGGATCGAGGAGTATTGCAAGACCATCTCGTTGCCAGCCCACCGACTCTTTGTTGGCCTGAACAACGGCATTCAGCCAGGGATGGCGCAGTGGATGGCCTTCGCCATGGGCGCCCCCGAGCAGATATTCTTTGGACGCTATCTCGACCTTCTCTCGCACGTAGTGAACGGGCGGAGCAAGGACATTGACAAATGGGAGAAACAAAATGGATGGTATGACAGCCCCAACGACTTGGCCGGCGTGTGGTTCTTGGACGCTCTTGAGAACCATTTCTGCGGTAACGGACTGTATGCCGGAACATGGAGCGTTGATGGTGCCATTGTCGACCTCAGCAATATTATCTGTCCCGTCTTCGTTTTTGCTGGAGAAGACGATGACATCACCTCAGTCGAGCAAGCTCGGGGACTGATTGAGAAATCAAGGTCGTCAGAGAAACACTTTGTTACATTTCCTGGTGCGGGGCACACCCGGACTTTCACCGGTAGTAAGGAGTTGCAGCAGTTCGCCAGAGTGTTCTTCCAAGAGGAGTGACAGATGGGCCAAAAAGCGATAGGTAGAGCAACGCAAGTAGTCGCATACGCGACAGAGCATGGTCCAGATAAGGCCAAGAAAGACTTAGGAATATCCGACGAGACTTTCAACCGATATACAAGGATGGTGAAGCAGGAGAAAGGGATAATCATCCCTGAGAAGTCGCACTGGCTGGAAGAAATCGCGACGAGGTTCTCAGATACCGAATTACAAGCTATCGCCAAAGGTGGCAGGCTTGTCCCAGGTGCCGGCAAGGTGCCGATCGTCTCCTTCTCTGGGACGCACATCAGGATTGGCTGTATCACCGATACACACATCGGCCACATGTGCTCCTCTAGGGCCAGGCTAATGCAAGCCTTCGACGAGTTTAAGAAAGAGCAGGTTGACTTCATTACGCATTCAGGTGATGTGACCGAAGGCATGAGTCACCGACCAGGGCAGATTTACGAACTTGACTTTCTTGGCTACGACGCCCAGAAGCACGAAGCGATTGACTGCTTCGCTCAGTGGGCTGATACAGATATTTATGCGATTGATGGGAATCACGACCGATGGTTCCTAAAATCGAATGGAGCGCTCATTGTCAAGGACATTGAGGCGTCCTTAGAAAATTTCCATTTCCTCGGCCACGACGAGGGATATATCTCTCTTGATGGGAGAGCGGTACTGAAGTTGTGGCACGGTGAAGATTCTTCGAGTTATGCCTTAAGTTACCGACTTCAAAAGATATTAGAGTCATTTACCGGCGGCGAGAAGCCGAACGTCCTGATAACAGGACACGTTCACAAGTATGTCAACATCTTCGAAAGGAACGTTTACTGCGTCTCAGCCGGCTGCCTGCAGAGCCAGACTTCGTGGATGCGAGGGAAAAGACTAGCGGCGCACGTAGGATTCTGTATAATAGATATACATGTTGCAAAGAAGGGAGTTAGTAAGTTCACCGTTACTTGGTATCCTTTTTATACTTGATGAACATCTTCGACCTCATATATGATGTCCGCGAATCAGCGCCAACGCTGGCCGCGTTTCATCGCTCGAACGCTGATTTCAGGGCGATCCTCGGCCCGATCGGCGGCGGCAAGTCAGTTGCGTGCTGTGTCGAGATATTCAGAAGATGCAAGGAGCAGAGGGTTGGAACGGACGGACTTAGGCGTTCGCGATGGGTCGTAGTCAGGAATACCAAAGGCGAATTGCAAGATACCACGCTCAAGACTTGGTTCGACTGGTTCCCAGACAGCGGCAAACCTGGAGAGGGGATAGGCTACTGGCGGGAGACTGCTGCGACGTATTTCATCCATTACGGGGATGTTAGAGCCGAGATTTTGTTCCGTGCATTGGATAAGCCGGCTGATGTCGCGAAGGTCCTTTCGCTTGAATTAACCGGGTGCTGGCTTAACGAATGTCGTGAAATTGTTCAGGAAATCGTAGAAGGTCTGCAAGGTCGTCTCGAACGATATCCTTCGCAGAAAATGGGTGGATCTGACTACTGGCTTATGATCGCGGATACGAACCCGCCGCAGCTTGGGTCTTACTGGTGGCGCATATTCGAGCACGCACCGCTTGAGGACGACGATCCCGACACGCTGGTTGCGTGTGACACATTCAAGCAGCCGGATGCTCTTTCGCCGGAGGCGGAGAACAAGAATAACCTCGCTCCAGGGTATTACGATCGCAAAGCCAAGGGCCGGAGTAAGGCATATATAAACGTCTTCATCCGTGCAAGGTATGCACTCTCCCAAGCAGGCAAGCCGGTATACTGGGATTCGTTCCGCTACGACCGGCATGTGTCGAAGACACCGCTTTACATTGATCCAGACCTTCCGGTAATAGTCGGGCAAGACTTTGGCCTTACCCCTGCAGGTTTGTGGATGCAGATGCAGCACGATGGCAGGATACATATCCTCCGGGAAACCCCAGCGTTCGACATGGGGACTAAGCGGTATATAAAGAGCAGGTTCAACCCGATGCGGAAGACTGCATTCCCAACGAACGAGATAGTAGTTGTCGGCGACCCTGCCGGCGTTCGGCGAGCCGACTCCGACGAGGGCACATGTTTCAAAGAGTTCAAAGAGGCGGGAATACTTGCGAAACCTGCACCTACTAACGACCCAGATGTGAGGATAAAGGCGCTTGATGATGTCTTCGGAGAGTACCCAGATTGCCGACCGCTTGTGCTCATTGACCCCTCCTGCAAGAGCTTCATCCGGGCGATGCAGACAGACTACAAATACCGGAAATTGAAGGTCTCCGTCGCCGACCTTTACGACGATAAACCAGATAAGACCCACCCTTGCTCGCATCTCGTTGAGGGCGGGCAGTACGGTGTGATGTTCCTGTCCAGCCGGAAGTACGACCCCGCTGACTACGTCGTGTACCAACATAACTCAATTTTTAACTCATCCAAGCCATACGTTCCGGCCCAACGCGAAGGATATTAAATGCTCACAAATTACGAAGAACTGAAGAAACTTGGGACCCACGTCAAAGGAGTCCTCGATCAGCATATCAAGGACCGGGTCCTCCTCGAAGTCCAGTGGATGAAGAACCTCCGGCAATATTTAAGGAAATACGACCCTGACGTGCTTGCCCGCATCCCAGATGAGCGATCGCATGTGTATCCTGAAGATACCCGCATCAAGGTTAAGGGCGGCGTCGCGAAGATGATGGAGATGATGTTCCCATCCCAGGACAAGAACTGGGGCCTGTCAGTCTCTCCATCTCCCTCAATCCCTCAGTCTGCCCTACAAGGCATTATCAATACCCTTCAGCAGCAGGAACTCATGCTCGCCCAAGAGGAGCAGCGATCGGCAGCGCCGATTACTAGCGACGCCATCGAGCGGGAAGTCCGAACCTTCGCTGAGAAACGTAAGGAGAAGATGGAGACCGAGATCGCCGACCAGTTGGCCGATCCGGGGATTGACTATCCTCAGCTTTGCAAGAAAGTAGTTCGCAGTGGCTACCTGTACGGCTTCGGCATCGCCCGCAGCCCTATGGTCAGAACACAGGCCGAGCGAGTGTGGACCGCCGACGAGATGGGCCAGTATGTTGCGAAAACGAAAACTCTTCGTCGGCCATACCCGGAGTACGTTCGCATCTGGGATGCCTACCCTGACCTCTCGGCCAGAGCGTGGACCGATCAGGATGCCTTCTTCGAGAGGATTATCTTCCTTCGTCACGACTTCCGTGCCCTCGCCAAGCGGCCCGACTTCGAAGCTAAGATAATCAAGGAATACTTGAAAGATCACGCCGACGGGAACTACTCCGCCAAGGCATACGAGGCCGATCTGCACGATATCGCCAAGACTTCAAACCTCGCCAGCAGGCAGGCCCGGAGGTACGAAGTATACCGGGGGCTGATGTTCGTCTCGGCGCATACGCTTCAATCCGTCGGAGTCGAAGTAAGCGACGATGAGCTTGACGAGGACATCCTCGCGGATGTCTGGATAATCGACGACGTAGTTATCAAGGCGGAGAAAGCCGCCTTCGGCGAGCGACCGTCCGACCAGTATCATGCGTTTATCTACACTGAGGACGAGGACTCCGGGCTTACCGGCGTCGGGTTGCCGGAGGAAGTGCGAGACTCGCAAATGTCGCTTTGCATGGCTACAAGGATGCTCGCAGACAATGCTTCGGCCTGCGCGGGGCCTATCTACGAAGTTAACGTCGATCTTCTGCCTAGAGGGCGAAAGAATATAGGACCGATACATTCGTTCATGACCATCGAGCGATCGGGCGACGGACCAGAGGCTCAGTACCCGGCAGTGCGGGCGCTCATCACCGAGTCACATATTACTGAACTGATAAGTATGGTCGAGATGTATGAACGAAGATTCGACGTAGCCAGCAACCTGCCGGCCTACACCATGGGCGCCATGCAGAATCAGCCGCTCGGTGAAGCGTTCCGGACGACCAGCAACATGTCAATGATGACCGGCTCTGCCAATATGGTGACGAAAGACACCGTCCGTGCGTTCGACAAGTTCACTACATCCTTGCTTACTTCGCTCCTCGCATGGAATATGGAGTTCAATCCAAACGAAGAACTGAAGGGCGACTACCAAGTCGTCGCCAAAGGCAACCTGTCGCTCGTCGCGAAGGAGGTTAGGGGCGCAGCCCTTGACCAGTTCGTTATGACACTCACGCCGGAGGAGAGAGCAATTCTCGACACGCATGGATTACTGATCGATCGCTTAAAGGCGAGGGATCTCCCTGTAGACAGGGTTCTCCCAGAAGACGAAGCCAAGCAAATCCTGGAGGGACTGAAACAGGCTGCAGCGCAAGCTTCGCAGGTCGAGCAGGGGCTTACCCAGGCCAAGACCGAGGATGTGTCGGCCTCAGCCGCGAAGAAGCAGATGGACGTGCAGATGCTGCAGGCGTCGGCAGACGCCACCATTCAGGAAATCTTGTCTCGGGTCGAGCAAAACTTAGCAAACGCCAAGTCGGCGAAGGACAAGAACCAGTTGGAGAACCTGAAGGTACTGCTGACTACGGTCAGCGAGAAGAAGGAAGGGGCGAAGCCCAAGGGGGAGAAGAAATGAAAATACCGGAGTTCCCACCCATAGAAACTCAAGTGGCCCAAGTAGGCAGACATGAGTGGTCGGTAGCGCGATTGATTAGTTTGGCGAAGGAGCTGCCCATAATGGAGATCCCGCTGGACCACCTCAACGTGTGGCACAAGTATGAAAGGCTGACTCTGAGGGAGATGGTTATGCACATGAAGGTTGTTGGAGACGCTGACCTTGCGTGCCCGATTATCCTCGACGAGGACGGGGATATTATGGACGGGAGGCACAGGGTGATGAAGGCGTTACTTATCGGAGCAGAAACAATCAAGGCAGTGCGGTTTGATGAGAACCCTAGACCGTGTCGAGTAAACGAGGTGTGAGGATGAAAGAACGAGAACTAGAAATCGAGGACAGGATAGCCTTGCTGAAGCACACCGAAGGAGTTGTACTCCTCGCGGAGCTTCTCACTCTCAGAAGGGAGAGACATCGTGATAAGCTCGAAAGTAGCGAGAGCGAAGAGATGAGGGGCAGGGCAAAGGAATGTAAAGATCTGATACATATATTGTCTTGACAATACCTGTATATGAATGTTACACTACAGATAAAATTCGGAGGATTTCATGGCAGACGAAGTAATTGATAACGGAGTGACGGAAGACGAGTTCGATCTCGCGTTCAATGTCGCCGTAGGCGGGGAAGACACCAGCGATGCTGGTAAGGGCGAGCCTGACGAAGGCAAGACTGAAGAAGGTACTTCCGATGAAGGTAAGACCGAGGAAGGTGCGTCCGACGAAGGCAAGACCGACGAAGGGAAGATTGAAGAAGGCAAGGCCGGCGAGGCCGAAGTAAAACCTGCTCCAAAGCAGGAAGTAGTCGCAGCCAAGGCTGCTTCGCGGCCAGACCTAGAGGTCGAACGGCTCGCCCAAGAAGCAAAAGTCAAAGCCGACGCAGATGCAAAAACGGAGAACGATCGCCTGCAGGTCGAAGCACTCGCAAGGGAGTCCTTGACTCCGGAGGAGCAAGCCGCCCTCAAAGAGGTAGAGGCCAATTTCCCAGACACTGCGTCCGCCCTTAAATCAGTAGAACGTGTCGCCTTCGCCAAAGCGGAGAACGCCTTCAACGCGAAACTAAAAGCGATCGAAGAGAAATTCGAGCAACGTTTCGCCCAGATGGGTCAAGACTTCGCTCCGGCGATTGCAACGGCGCAAGTCGTAGCGAAAAACGCGCATCAGGCGGAGATCCTCAAGGGTCACGCCGATGCCTTTGAAATCGTGCCGAAGGTCGAGGAGTGGGTGAATACTCAACCTGACTTTCTCAAAGCAACGTATAACGCGGTCCTCGATAAGGGGAGCGCTTCGCAAATCGTAGAATTGTTCAACATCTTCAAGAAGGAACAGAATGGTAGTGTGAAGGGGCCTCCATCTTCAACTCCGACTCCTGAAGAGACTGCACAGAAGGCTGCGAAGGAGAAAAAACTGCAATCCCAGGAGGGAGTACGCAGTCGACAAGCAGCGCAAAAGGGCGGTATTGACGAAGACGACTTCGAGTCGGCCTTCAAGGCAGCCGCAAATTCCTAATTTTGGAGGTACCAACAAATGACGATGACTGTAAGTGACATTGGCCTTCGGACTGCTGGGTATGTAGCGGCTGATCTTTTGAAAAGAGCCGTCCCCGCACTGGTTATGCAGCCGTTTCTGCAGACCAAACCCATTCCGAAAAACTCTTCGAGCACCATCAAATTTCGGCGTTACGCAGCTCTTTCTCCTGCTACCGCCGACCTGACTGAGGGTGTAACTCCTGCGGCGAGCACTGTCACCAGTGCCGACTACGAGGCAACTCTGTCGCAGATAGGCGCGTGGGTAGGGATTACCGACCGCGTAGCTGATACGCACGAAGACCCGATCATCAAAGAGTATTCCGACATCCTCGCCCAGCAGGCTGCTGAGTCCGTAGAGGTCCGCCTGTTTAATGTAATGAAGGCCGGCACCAACGTCTACTTCGCTAACGGCTCTGCGCGAACCGATGTCAACACCCCGTTTACCAAAGTCCTGCAGCAGAAGATCGTTCGTGGACTCAAGCGGCAGAACGCCAAGGTAATCACCAAGAAGCTCGGCAGCACGGCCAACATGGAGACCGTCAACGTCAAGCCGTCTTACATCGCCTTCGTGCATCCTGATGCAGAGCCGACCATCCGTGCTCTCGCCGGGTTCAAAGATGTTGTCGATTATGGCAGCATGGTCCCGTACGACACCGAGATCGGCGCAGTGGACGAGGTTCGTTACCTGACCTCTACCATCTTCACCTCTTGGGCCGACGGCGGCGGGCTTAAAGCCGGTTCCGGCACCACGATGATCTCTACCTCGGCCACCAGTGCCGACGTATATCCGATCATCTTCATCGCCGCTGACTGCGCCGCAGTTACCCCGCTCAAGGGCGCTACCGCTCTTACCCCGTTCGTCAAGAACCCTGGCGAGTCTCGGGAAGGCGACCAGCTCGGTCAGCGTGGTTGGATTGGTTGGAAAACTTACTTCGCAGCCCTGATTTTGAACCAACTTTGGTGCGCCAGAGCTGAGGTAGCGATCGCTGAGCTTGCTTAGTAGGTGAAATAGTTAGCTAATTCTTGGAGCCTGCTTCGGCAGGCTTCGGAAAGTCTTCATAAGGAGAACACAAAATGTCTTTGAACTTCGCTGATCAGGTCCAGAAAACTGGGACCGTCACTGTTTCCAACCCGGCAGTTGCCGTCAACCTGATTCTCGGTTGGCAGCCTCGCTACGTGCGAGCCTATAATGTCAATAACCTCGTGGCTTACGAGTATTTCTATGGTATGACCGCAGGTACTTCGCTTGACAATGGCAACCATGCCGACACTCAGAACTCGGTTAACGCCGCAGGGTCCATCACTCTGTACGCAGGCCGTAATGCCGGCGCAGCCGTAACCGGCACCGTCTCTGTTACCGCAGCTTCGCCGACCATTACTGGCTCTGGCACCAACTTCGTTGGTGAACTCGCAGTCGGCGACAAAGTCACCATCAACGGCGAGACCGTAGCCATCCTGTCGATCACCAGCTCGACTGTAGCTACCGCCGACAAACCGTTCGTTGCTACCGCCTCCGCAGTAAGCCTGTACGACATGCTCGGAAAAGGTGAAGGCGTAACCCTCGGTACCGACATCTGCGACACCGCAGCCGACGTTGTTCGTTGGGTAGCGTTCCGCTAAGAGGAGACAGTATGGGATCAAGACGAATATATGGCGACCTTGTCGTATCTGGAAAGATAATCTGCGACGATGTCGAGAATCACGCGGGGGTAGCCACCACCACCGCCACCGACTCGGAACTCTCCGGCAACCTGACTGTTGCCGGGACTACCGAACTCACCGGGCTGCTTACCGTCAATGGCGGGATCTCCGCCGACGGCGGAGTCTTCGAAGTAGCCAACACCTCTGGGAACGTCGTTACTACTGGCACCCTGGCAGTTACCGGGGCTTCGACCCTTACAGGGAACGTTTCCTGTGGTGGGACGCTCGATACGACTGGCGCCGCAACTCTGGCCTCGGCCACAGTCACCGGGGCGCTCGCCGCTGACGGGGGCATCACTTGCGATACCAATGCCTTCACGGTAGCAGACACTTCTGGGAATACCGCAATTGCGGGAACCCTCACCGTTACCGGGGCGACCGTCCTTAACGGCGGTCTGACCATGGACACCAACAAGTTCACGGTAGCTGACACCTCCGGCAATACCGCCGTAGGCGGCACCCTCGCCGTTACCGGCGCGACGACCCTCACTGGCCTCATTAACGCCAACGGCGGTATCGCCGTTGATACTACCGCCTTCACCGTTGCTGACACTTCCGGTAACACTGCGATAGCCGGGACTCTCACAGTCACTGGCGCAACCGTCATGAACGGCGGGATCACTTGCGATACTGACAAGTTCACCGTTGCAGATACCTCGGGAAACACTGTTGTAGGCGGCACGCTCGGAGTGACGGGCGCGTCCACCCTCACCGGCCTCCTCAACGCCAACGGCGGTATAGCCGTTGACACCTCAGCCTTCACCGTTGCCGATACTACAGGCGCAGTAGCCTGCGGCGACATCCAGTGCAAGGGCGGCGATATTGACGCCGGCCTCAGTGGCACTGCCGGCTCGGTAGACATCTTTGCTTCTACTGCAGCCAGCGGCAAGCTCGCCATCACCTGCACCGATCAGACCGGGGATACTACGGTCTCTCTCGTTGCCGGGGCTATGGGTGCTGCCAGGACGATCACTCTTCGCGATCCTGGTGCGGCAGCCAGTATCTTGACTACGACCGACGCCACTGCCGCTGCGACAGAAGCAACCGCTGCAGAGATCACTAGAGCCTGTGACGTCTCAGCCAGGAAGGTTTCTCTAACTGGTACGGCGGCTATCACCGAGGCCCTGCATGAGGGCAAAGTCTGCGTGATCACCGGGACTGGTGCGGCGTACACCTACACTCTGCCAGAGGCCACCGGATCAGGAGCAACGTACCGCTTCGTAATGAACCAGGTAAATACGAGCAACACCATATTCACTACTGCCGACGCTACGAACTGTGGGTTCTACGGCTCAGTCAATATCCTCGACCTCGACGCTGCGGCGCAGGCTGCATATGCTCCTGCTGCTACCGACGAAATTATGACTCTCAACGGCACCACGACTGGTGGTGCGATCGGTGACTATATCCAGTTCATCGATATGGCTACTGACAAGTGGTGTGTATTTGCGCAACTGCAGTGCCCGACGGGAAGCAACCCAGCTACTCCGTTCTCTGGTGCGTAAAAGTAAGGCTCAACCGAGGGGAGGGTGCAGAATCCCTCCCCTTCATTGAACCCTACAACAAGGAGATTTGAGGATGTATATGAGCAGGATGATGGAGATAGGTTCCGCAGAAAATGGTTTCATCGTTTCCTGCTCAGTACCGCTCAAACCAAGCAAGAAAAAGTCCGGGATGGAGATGCCGTGCTGCTGCGACTCCTGCGGAAAACAATATATCGCCAAGGATGCCGCAGAAGTAGGCGCACTTGTGGCGAAGCTCATGCCCATGCTGGACATGGACTACAAGTCAGAGGACGAGTTTGACGCAGCGTTTGACATGGCTGCGAAGGGGAAAAGTAAGAAATCAGAAACGGAGGAGTATAAATGAACGACGAATTTGAGGTAGAAGTTGACTTGAACGCCGAAACTGAGGTGAAGCCAAAAGGAAAGAAGACCACGAAACCTGCGGTCTCTGCCAAGAAACAAGCGATGCTCGACGCTATCATGGCCGCGACCGAGGAAGAACTCGACGAGCCGATGGGCGCCGTCCGCATTGATGAAAAGACCAGGAAGATCAGGATCATCATCGACGAGATGGCTGGATGCAAGGACAACTATGAGGCCGTCGGTGTCAACGGTGTCGTTTACCAGATCAAGCGAGGCGTTCCGGTCGAAGTCCCGCCGGAGGTAGTCCACGTTCTCGAACTTGCCAAGGCGACCCACATCGAGCAGAAGCAAAATCCAGCGACTGGAGAACTCGAAGAGGTCAAACGGAGTTTCTCCGCAATTCCTTGGCGGAGGGCATAAGCTGTGACCCGCGCCGAGATGCTGACAGAACTCCTCGAAGTCCTCAACAGCGAGACGACGAATGGAGCATGGAGCGACGCAAGGCTCCTCGCCTACCTTGCTGAAGGGCAAGATAAGTTCTGCGAAGAGACTGGGTTTTTCGTCGATATAGCGAACTACTCGCTGACGCTCGCTACGAGCACGGCGCTCTATGCAATCCCGGCCAGAGCCATTCAGATCATGAATATCTGGTATGGAACAAAGCGTTTAGGCAAAGTCCTCCAGGACTCAGTCACAGAGCCTGACGAATGGCCTGTTGACTTCGACGACACTGCGTCCGGGATGCCGAACCAATGGCAGACCGACCAGACTACCGGCTTCATCAAGCTCGCCCCGACGCCGACCGTCACCGAAAACGGGCTTATTCTCAATCTCCATGTCTGGAGATACAGCAGGTACGACCTCGCTGGCGACGGGGCTACAGCAGGCGTAGCCGCAACTCCTGAACTCCCGGCTAGGTTCCAACGAGCCTGCATCGAGTGGGCAGCATACAAGGCGTTCAATCATCACGATATGGAGGCTCAGGACCCGGTTAAGGCCAAAGATCACCTCGGCGCCTTCGGCGAGTACGTCATGGACGGACGCTCTGCGTTCCGGAGACTGCACAATCTTGAGACCCGTATAGGGTCCGACCCTGCCTACAGGACTTAATATGGCCCAGGCAAAACTCATACCGATCTTCAAAGCCACAACGGGGCTGAATAACGCACTTGACCCTGTACGGCTGAGCTACGACCTGAAGACCGGAGTCACTGAGCTTGCCCAATGCGTCAATATGAATATTGACAACTCAGGTCGTCCGTTCAGTCGGCTTGGCCGGGCCGCTGCGAAGCGAGCGGAAGCCTCAAGATGCGCGTTCTCCACCGGAAAGACCTGCCTGTACGTTGCGGGCACTGAAATGTACCAGCTTCTTCCTGACTACTCTAGGGTTCTCATTCGCACCGGCCTGACACTTGGCGCCAGGATGCGATATTATCCGATAGCGGGGAGGATCTACTACACCAACGGCTACGAGAAAGGCTATGTCTCCAAGGGCGTAGACTTCGCCTGGCAGAAGGGAACGTTCACTGCGCCAGGAAACCCTAAGAATATCTTCTCCAACCCACCTACCGGGCATCTGGTAAGCTGGTTCGCTGGTCGAGCGCTGATGGCAAAAGACGACGTAGTCTTCGCCTCGCTCCCCTCATTCTACGGAGTCTTCGACCTGCACGGCGACATGAAGCTGTTCCCGAACAGGGTGACGATGCTGCAGCCGACGCCCGCTGGCCTCTGGGTCGGAACGACAACTCAAGTCCTGTTCTACCGAGGCACGGAGTGGCGGAAGACCAAAAGAGAAGAGAAAGCCTCGTTCGGCGTCCTCGAAGGTTCCTCGGTCTGGTGCCCTGCCGAGAAGATGGTCGGGCCGAAGTCAGTAATTTTCACCACGCCGCAAGGGATTTGCTCCGGCAGTGAGGACGGCACGTTTACCAATCACACGTACAATAAACTTATTTTCCCAGCAGGACGGTACGCAAGCGCTGCGATTGTTGACAGTCGCTACCTCGTTCTAATTGAGGCTTGATAATTAAAGGAGAAGAATAAAATGGCTACAAGATTGTCAACTGGAGTTCGCAACGGCATGGTGTCCAAGCATTCATACCCGACCAAAATGGTCACTGGGACGACTTTCGCTTTCGAAGACGGCACCGGTACCGGTGGCACCGATCGGATTACCGACTCCGGTAACGGATTTGTAACAGCAGGTTACATCGCCGGGGACTACATCGGTGTCGCCGGCTCTACTTCGAACAACGTCGCCGGGGTAAAAGTTTCTGCGGTCGCCGCGGGCTACCTTGAAATTCCTGCAGGCTCGCTCACGACTGAGATTGCAGGCGACCAGGTTATCGTTGCCGCAGGTATGAACGGGGGCTCGCTCGACGAGATTTTCCGTAACTGCGTGATCGAGGTCTATACCGGCACCCAGCCGGCCACCGCCGACCTTACCGAGTCCGGGACCAAGCTCCTGAGAATCACGGTTGCCTCCGGCGCCTTTACTCCGGGAACTTCGACCAACGGCCTGAACCTTGCCGACGCGGCTGCCGGCGTCTCAGCCAAAGAGACAGGTGAAGTATGGAGCGGTGTCGGCCTTGCCGCAGGAACCGCAGGCTGGTTCAGATGTTACACCAATGCCTACGTGACCGGTGCTTCGACTACTGCCGAGCGCTTTGACGGAGTCTGCGGTGTGGGTACTGGAGAACTTCGCATGTCGAGTCTTACCGTTGCGGTCGGCGCCACTACGACCATCGACACGGCAACCGCGACGCAACCGGCTTCGGCGTAAGGAGGTAGGATATGGCGGTTACATATACCACAGCAGTTAAACAGGCACGGATGACAGCGGTTGCTACTGCGATCGATGCGGGGTCAGGCGCAGGATACATCGAAATAGGGACCACAGCGATGGCGTCCGTCTTGGCGACCATCGCCCTTACCGATCCTTGCGGGACCGCCTCGGGCGCGGTCCTCACGCTTACGATGCCTCACTCTGACACAAGTGCCGACAATACTGGGACGGCGGCAGCGGCGAGAATACGGGATTCCAATGCGACGGACATCATTACTGGACTTACGGTGGGTACGTCAGCGACGGACATAATCTTGGATAACGTCAGTATTACAGCAGGGCAGACAGTCACTATTACTTCCGCAACCATCACTCACGCATAGGTGTAAATATGGCTGTTGAGTTCTTTACAGGTTTTGAGGGGTGCGGAGCTACCGGAGATGTGCTTTCTAAGTTCACGACTACGTCAAGTGTCGCGTATTCTGCAACAGGAGGGTACGCGAACGGCAAGTGCTTGTCGTTCTCCTCAGATTCCACGTCGCACGTAATCAATGACGTAACTGCCGGGAAAACCAAAGTTATCGGGTTTCACGTTGTCGGGCTGGGGACGTACACAGGCTATACCGGCACACTGTCGTATAGCCTTGTAAAGTTCGTTGCGGGAGCTAACGTAATTTGGGTAGTTAATACTGCGTCAGGAGTCCGAGTATATCGAGGTAGCACATTGATATCATCGAGTGCGACAGTAATAGCTTCAGATTTAACACATGTCGCAATTAAAGTGTTCAGTGATGCGAGCGCCGGCACTATTGAGTTGCGGCTAAACGGAGAAGCTACCGGAATAGTTTTTGATAACCCCACAGGGCTGAATACCGGCGGGTCTGACATAACAAGCGTAGGCATAGGTCCCAATAAAACAAATTCAGTCAAGATCGACAACGTTTTCTTTGGAGACGACTTCCACGGGGAAGTTTACTCTGTTCTTTGCAATCCTTCTGCTGACAGTTCAGTTCAGTTCACCCCTTCGGCGGGGAGCAACTACGCCTGCATTGATGAGGACGCGCAGAACGGAGATACGGATTATGTCGAGTCGAGTACTGTAGGACATAAAGATCTGTACGCCTTCGAGGATGTAGCTACAAGCGGCGTTGTAATACAGGTTGTTGCTCTGACTACTGTCGCCAGGAAGGACGACGCTGGAGGTCGGACGCTTACACCGATAGCAAAACAGGACTCGACAGAGTACGATCAGACAACGGTAACACTGGCAACAGCGTACCCAGCTGTAAACAACACCGCTTCGACGAATGTATTTTCTGCCGCTCCCGACGCGCAGGCATGGACACCGACTATTTTCAATGCCATGACCTGGGGCTTTAAGGTGGAAGCATGACAGTTGCCCGCGTAACTCAACAATATATCGAGGTCGGTGTTGAGCCTTCTACAAGAACGGCGCGGGTAACCCAGCAGTATATCGAAGTCGGCGTTATCGACGCGACCGTCCCCGGCATTGCCGGGACCATAGCAGCGAATGAGACCGGCAGTGACACTGCCGCGTTGGCCGGGCTTACGGTCCACTCGACAGGGACGATGGACGCAACCGAGACCGGGAGCGACACCGCCGAAGCCTACGGCACATCAGGACTCTACACTTATGGAACTCTAACTGTTGCCGAGACAGGGGGTGATACCGCCGATGTCGCAGGCGAAGTAGTTGTCTCAGGAACCGTAGGAGCAGTCGAGACTGGAAGCGACGACGCGACTATGTCAGGTACACTTACCATTAGTGCCAGCATAGTTGTTGAGCTTCCGCCCATCGCAGTAGCGATCGAAGCAAGAGGGGTAAACTGCGACCTCGTCGTATCTCTTCCAGTAATCGAGTTCTTCGGCGAGACTTCCGCACCAGCCTGGCTTGCCTTCGACCTACCAGTACCGGAGGTTCTGCTCAACGCAGGCTCCAGTCTCGAACTGGAGATCCCGTTCCAAGAGTTTACTGCTACCGCAGTAACCGGGGCGACCTGCTCACTAGACCTCGACCTCCCGCCCCTCGTCTTCGACGCTCAGACTGGTGCAGCCTTAGCCTTCGACCTCGCAGTAATCGAAGCGGCGCTCACAGGCACGACCGGCCTCGCCGCCGACCTGCACCTGAACTTCCCGGCGCTCGAAGTCCTTCTTGAAGGGACGGTCGGCCAGCTCGCCCAATTACAAATTTCTCTTCCGGCGATTATCACAAGTTTCACAGCAAGCCAACAGACCCTGGGAGTCCTCCTCCTGGAGATCCCCCCTCTCCAAGTCCTCCTCTCAGGGTCTGTTGGGACTGTTGGATCGATCATCTTCGATCTCCCGGTACCGGAGATACTTATGTCCTCCTATGAGGCCATCTCAGCCAGTCTGGTTTTCTCTCTCCCGGTCCCTAAGTTCTACCTCGAAGGCGCGGCTATGGCAAGGTTTGACGATTACATTCTTTCGTATACGAGGCCTTCATAGGAGGAAGACAGCATGTCTGACAGACTTACCATCGCAATGAACACCATGAATAAGGCGCCGAGTCAGTACACCAATATGCCCTTCGACTCCGTCGTCGAGTTCAATGGCAAACTCGTCATGTTTGGCGACACCGGGATTTTCGAAGAAGGCGGGACGACTGACGCAGGGACCGCAATCTCCTGGTGGCTGGACACTCCAACGCACGACTTCGAGAGCAGAGAGCAGAAGAGCATCGAAGCTTATGACATCGGTTACGAGTCCGTAGGAAACGTTACCGTTACCCTGACTGGTGATGAAGACACCGCACATGCGCGGAGCTACACTCTCGCTCCGACGAAGACCGGCCAAGTCCAGCAGGACATGTTCAAGACCTTGAAGAAATATCTGTACGGCAAGGCTCGGTATTGGAAGGTTCGGGTCGCAGGTACCGGCAACTTCTCTCTCGACTTCCTCGCCCTCGCCCCGGTATTCCTCAAACGCAAGGCACGCTGATGGCCGCCAAGACGACGCAGGTCGAGCTTAAAGGAGACAGGGTTCAGGCCCGCTCCCTCGCTGAGGCTCATGTGCCTCGCCTGATGTTCGACTTCCGCAGGAACCAGTCCTTTCAGGATCTGGCGATCTATTCCGAGACGAAGAAGTTTTACGACCAGACCGGCGCATATGTAGGCACGGTCTATATGCAGTCCGTCAACGGGGCGGAGAATATCGTTGTCACTTGCGATGCAGGTAAGCCCGAGATTCCAAAAGAGAAACATGCGGAGCAAATAACTCCGCTTCCGCTTTCAAGGCTGGTTCCCTGTATGCGTAGTGGGGATAATCAGTACTGGGTAGCCTGCATGAGCGGAACCTTCGAAGGCCCGTACAAGTTGTTCAAGAATGTCACTGGGGTAACTGCGGCGGATATGGACGACAACGTCGAAGTGAACATCGACGGGCAGTTCATGTCGACCGACGGGGAGTATTACCTGTTCTTTGTCGCGCAAACAGGGGTAAGGCCAGGGGGGACAGATATTGACCTAACCGGCAATCTCTCAGAAACACACAACTTTACTTCATCCGCTGGAACAATTCACGTTGTAATATGCTGGGGTGGATGCATGGGCCGAAATGCCTGGACATCTGAGGCAGACAGAACAGTTACCGAAAATAGAAGTATCATGGTTTACGGAACTGATATTGGACTCCCTCGCAACGGATTCATAGCTGTCGATGAATCAGACAGGTATGGTGGAAACTGTTGGGTTAGCTATGGCTATGGATGTTCCGGAGAATTAACTGTTGTTGAACAAGACGTAATTGATGCATGTGGAAATGTCGGCAATCCAGGCCCAACTCCAGGTGAAGATACATTTTCCATACCAGGAGGGGAGTATTACAACCAATGGAACACCACATACACCGCTGAAGGTTGTTCCTTATGGTCAGGCGAGTATTCTGTAAGAATTGAGACGAATAATCACCAGAATCACGCTGCATGTTATCGCACCAGTTCCGTTGAGACGCATACCCACAGGATAAGGGATTATCAAATATGCGACCTTGAAGGCGCTTTACTTGAAGAAACAGTAACCATCACCACATCCAAATGTGATTATCTTAAAGTAAACTCAACAGTTTATCCATTGCGAGAAGTAAGTTCTGATACTTATCCGCAATTCGATAATATTGGATTAAAATATTACAACACTGATAGTATAGCGCAAATAACTGCATTACTTGGAGCTTATATATACGGTCAAGATCAATTCGGTTATTATTATGTCGGACCGAATAGCAACAATTCTCTTGTATCAACTAACTTCCCGAGACTTTTAACAGGGCAATCGCGGCACACAATACCAGACATGAAGGACGCAGATGGCAACTTGGTTGAGTTCTATGGAGAGATCTTCCTCGGGAGAGTCGACTACGCCATAGAAGAAAAAGTCCAGTTGTATTAACCAACAGCATGAGGTATACTCATGTCACACATATAAGGAGGCCGAGATGGCGCTAAGTAGTTTTCAGATAACACCGGTTGCGCATGTCGCCTCAGACCTTGTGACTGCAAGGTTTGGGATGTCAGAAGACCTTGTGAATCAGTACGACGCGGAGTCGGTCGCAGCACTTGACGCTCTCGCTGTCGGCGACTTCTCCGTTCCGATGGGGAACCTAGACCTCGCACTTGAGACACTCGATCCACCGAATATTGGCGAGGCGCCTACCCCTGACGCGGTAACGCCCTACGTTACTCAGGCGCAGCCTGTTACGATCTCCGACCTCGCCGCGCTCCGTGCTCTCCTTGGTCTCGTCGACATCTCCGTCGAGCAAGTCGACCTCCCTAATTTGGATGCGATCTCCCCCGCAATTTCATTGCCGGATGCCCCTGATGACGCACTGCCAACAGTGCCGACTGACGTTCCCGCGCTCTCCGATCCAAGTATCCCGGTGTCTCCGACCCTCGACATGCCGGCAGTGCCGGTCCTCGACGAGACAGTGCTTCCGTCTCCTCCGGAGATTGCATTCGCCCAGTTCGAAGGAACCCTCCCGACGGCGGACCTTACACCGCCCGAGCCGATGTTCGTCTACGACGAAGCGACTTACCAGTCAGACCTGGCTGACGCGATCAAGACCAAGCTGTATAACGATGTAACTATCGGGACCGCCGTATACACGGAGGAGGTGTGGACTGCAATCTGGGAGAGAGCACTCTCAAATTTGGACGTTGAGCTGGTAAAAGCGTATAACCAAGTCCTCAATAACTGGGAACAGTGGAACTACGAGATGCCAGACGGCGTCCTGTCCTCCGCCCTGCAGGAAGCACTTGCCGAGGACACGAGAGCGAGGCTGAATCTTGATAGGGATATAACCTTCAAGCGGGCCGAGTTGCAGCAGCAACAGACCCAGTTCGCCATTACCTCTGGGATGACCTTCGAGAAGCAGGTCATGGACTTTACTAACCAAGTCGCACAGCGAGCCTTCGAGGTTGCCCGCTATCGCGTACAGGCAGTGATCGACGCCTTCGGCCTAAAGGTCAGCTCCTTCAACGCAAGAATGGAAGGGTATAAGGCCCTTGCTCAAGTCTTCGAGTCCCGCATTCGGGCCGAGCTTGCCAAAGTCGAGCTTTACAAAGCGCAGATGGAAGGGGCGAAGATCCATGGTGAACTGCAAGTTCAAAAGGTGCAGATCTACACCGCCCGTGTGGACGCACTGAAAGTACTGATAGAGCTTTACAAGGCGCAGATGGATGGCGCTCGTCTCCAGACCGAGATCGACCGGGCAAGGATCGACGCCTTCAAGGCGAAGATCGATGCAGTCATCGCGCAGATATCTGGAGTTACCGCTAAGTTCAACCTGTACCAGGCCCGCATCGCAGGAGAAACCGCCAAGGTTGACCTCTACGGCAAGCAGGTAACTGCCTACGCTACTCAGGTCCAGGCGTCGAAAGTCGTCGCAGATATTAATCTGGCGCAGATGCAAGCCCTCGTCGAAGGGAACAAGGACAAGGTCGCCGTACTGACCTCTGCCATCGATAAGTATAAAGCTGATACTCAATACGAGCTGGGCAAGGACGAGACAGGGGCGAAGGTCTACACCGCGCAGATGGCAGGCTACGACGCCGAGGTTCGCCGGGAAGGCGAGTACCTGAGAGCGAAAGTAGATAACTTTAAGGCACAGGTCAGTGAGGTCGTAGGCCGAGCCGAGTTGATCGTCAAGGAGATGGACGCCAACCTGCGGGCGGCGACGGCAGCGAAAGAGATCCAGATGGAAGCGCTGAAAGCGGTGGCCGGTCTCTACACGCAGAAGGTTGCATCGGCGCTTACCAGCGTCTCGGCGAACGCGCAGGTTGGGTTTAACGAAGGCTTGTCGCAGAGCTACGCAGCACAGGAGAGCAACAGCTTCTCTATTGTCGACAGTCATTCGCAGAGCGACACGACCAGCGACAGCACCATCGAGCAGACAATTATCCAAGGGTAGGAGGTTCAGATATGGCAGATTTAGCGAAGGTGAAACCGGACGAGTTGGGAATCAATCCGCAAGCGTTGAGCACAGTCAATCCTGTAGTGCAAGCGATAGAACAATCGATTGCCAAACCACAGGCGGAGCGAGAGGCCATGCTCGGGGCTAGGATGTTACGAGATCAGTCTACATTCTTGCGGACACCTCCAAGTGCCGGCGGAGTAGCCAGCCCCAATGTTTTTTCTGGGCCGGTTCCAGGAAGCACAACCGCGCAAGGAATCGTACCGAGGGTGCAAACAAGTACTGCTCCGCCAGTGGCCGTCGCTCACGAGCGCTTCACCCCAGAGGGTCCGAGAACCTACGAGCCGGACTTTGTCACCCTGAATGATGGGACCAAAGTAATTACGCAAAACAAACTCGACGATGTCCATCTGCAAATTGCCCTCGCCGATGCGCAGGCGCGATCAGAGGGAAGACCGGACACCAAGGCAGTCAACGCGCAAGGGATGAAGTGGCTTACCGATAACCTGTCGCCTGGAGCCGGGGGCGCTCGGCGTGAAATGATAAATGGGAACGCAGCAACCTCGTTCGGAGGAGGCATCGCGCCGAAGACAACAGTCCAGCCCGGCTACGCACCTCAGTTGAAGACCCCGTTCGACAACCCGAAAGCCTTCGCAACGATTACCGGATATCGAGGGGACAACCCGATATACTCTTCCGGAGCAGCGGAGATGGCAGCGGCCAACGCCGGCATAGCTGAGTACAACAAGGCCGCAGTCGACAAGTTCGGCGCGGAGAACACACTGTATTCTACTGTTACCGGGGGCGTACCCCTTCAGCAGGCGCAAGCTCTGCTTGCTGGGGCGCAAGCGTCCGAAGCCCCTGCCGCAGGTATCTCAAGCCGCAACCTCCAGGCATCGCAGGCGAGCCTCGCAGAAGCGTCCGCAGGAATAGCCCGCCAGCAGATCGAGCAGGGCAAACTGATGAAGTTTGACATTGAGGAACCGAACCCAGACAACCCCTACGCGCCCGCTCTGAAACAGCAGGCATTCTACAACCCAGTAACGAAAGAGATGATTAAACCGGGAGGCATAAAGCAGGATTCTTTCTCGACGTTGGCTTCGTCTTTGACTCCGGAACAGAAGAGCATAGCAGCCAAGCATATGAAGAAAGGCCAAACACAAGAAGAACAAACAAGCATATTCGCTAAGGTAAAGAGTGGGGAACTGAAGTAATGGCTGATTTCGACGATCTTCTCGCACCTCCTAGCGGCGGCACATTCGATGCCTTGCTCGCCCCGGCAGCAGGCATCCGCCAGAAACCTCGCTCCGCACTCGGAGAGATCGGCACCGGGCTCCGTACCGGCGTAACTGAGGGAGTGCCGCTTATGGCGGGACAGTCCCTCCAGTGGCTCGGAGAGCCTACTGGTGGAGGCTTCCGGCAAGGAGTCTATGAGGCAGGGAAGTCCATCGCCGACGCCGCCAAGGCTCGGCAGGAGTTGCCTGAGAACAAACTTCGCCCTGAGGAACACGGGGCTGTAGTCAATGCCCTGGCCGAAGGCGGTAGTATGCTCGCTCCGTCGCTCGCCCCGCCGCTGGCGGTCGCAGCGGGGCTTGCCCTTCTTCCCGAAGCAGTTGGAGCCAGTGCTCTTGCCGGCGGTGCAGCTACCGCACTGCGTCTTGCGCCGAAGGTAGTTCAGGCGGTAAGCAAACTCGCTCCGCTCGTAACGTCCTCCGCTATTGGCGCAGTACCTGCGGCAATGCAAGCAGGTCAGCAGACCCTGGAGTCCGTCCAAGGCGCAGGCGCTTCGGATGAAGTAGCCAGAGTAGCCGGCTGGAAGAACCTATTTATTGAGGGACTGGGCGAGTTTGCTGGAACCGCCATAGGCGGGAAGTTCGCAGGTCTGGCTGGTAAGACTCTCGGTAAGGCCGCAGCGCCGACAGTCGCCGGTACGATCAAAGCGGCGACAGATGCCGCAGTATGGAAACCGTTCGCCAAAGGGCTTGTGAATACCGCCGTCGGCGAAGTAGGAACTGAGATCGGCCAGGCCGGACTGCAGGCAAGCGTAGAACGAGAAGCGGGCGTTGATGTCTCTCCGCTTGAACAAATGAAAGCCGTCGTCGGTCCTACCCTCGGCATGACTGCGTTCCTTGCTCCATTCGGACTTCATGCGAACTACAGCAATGCGAGAAGCGCAAAAGCCGTAAACACCATAATCGAAGATCCTACGTCGGCAACGCCGGAGCAACGACAAGCCGTCGTAGATGAACTCCACAAGCAGGCTGTAGCAAATAAGGTACCGGATGCTGATCAGTGGCTGGTTGGGGCGAAAGAAGACATCGCCGCAGGGCTTCCAATAAGAAGAGTTGCGAACGTCATCAGAGAGGAAGCAGAGCCCGCAGCGCAGGCGACGAACACCGTGCAAGCGGAAACACTTAACCAGGCCACCTCGGATGAGGTGAAGATCGACAAAGTCGAAGATGGCGTAGCCACTGTCACGGTCGGAGACCGCACGGTAGACATCGCTGTAAGCGATGCAGCCGCCGCAGTAGCGGCAGGCAACCTCGAAGAAGTCCTCGCAGGGAAAGAAGAGACGATAGACGAGTCAGTAATAAACGACACACTTTACGATCTGGCGGACTCTGCGCAAGCAGTGCAGGACGAAGCTGATGTCCGCAAGCGACGCGTAGCTTTTGACCGATTGCAGGTCCAGGAGGACCTAAGGAGGGAAGATGATCTTACTCGGACGAGTTCGGCTGCGATGGCCAATACAGTTCCTTTCCAGGAAGGAGCGGGCCTTGCTGAAGAACAGGCAAGAACTGGAGAAGCTACTTCTCCTTCGGAGCAGGCTGCGCAAGGACTGACTGAGGTTGTCAGTCCCGCCCAAGATACGCCGGCAGGCACTAATTATGCGGGGGAGCCTCTCTTCGACCGGCTTGATGGATCTCGGTATCGTATTCGCATGGACAGGAAGGACAGGCCCGGTGGCTACCCTGATTTTGGAGGAGACCTTGCTCCTGTGGAGCAAAGCGCTGAAGCTGCGCAAGGAGTAAACGATGAGTTCACCGTCCCGGAACAGGTTCTACCTGTTGATGAGTCCCTCGAAGGGGATCAAGCCGTTACACCAGTACCTCAGGTCCCCACAGGGGGTGTGGTTGCTCCTGTGCAAGAGGGTGTTCAATTACCTGACGGCAAGGGAGCAGTAGCTTCTTTCGAAGCTCTCGACACACTCTCCAAGACTGCGACCAAGCAGACGATCACCACAGGCGACCTCTTCACTACGCTCGAACAATCTCCGGACGAGAATGTCAAGAAGCTCGGGGGCTTCCTTAAGTCGTTCACCCCAGGCTCGAAGCTTGAGTCGGCGGTCAAGGTTGACCCGGCAGCGAAAACTGCGGGCTACGCTCCAGGGAAGAATGAGATTACAGTTAAGGATCTGAAGAACGCTCCGACCTCGCTGCACGAACTGGTCCACTCCGTCACGGTTCGCGAACTGAAAATACGGCCCGACATGCAGAAGCGGGTCCGCGGAGTAATGGCGCTGGTCAAGGTCCAAGTTACTCAGCTTGGGCTTATATCAAAGGACACGATCTCGAACATCGAGATTGCCGGCGGTAGCAAGACCTTCAAGAACAAGTTCCTCGCTGGAGAGTTGTCCGGCATGGAGCAGATCGGCTACGGCCTCCTCAACGAGCAGGAGTTCCTGGCCCAAGCGTTCTCCTCCCCCCAATTTCAAGGGGTGCTGAAGGCGACCCAGATCAAGACCGGAGGGAAGTACCGGAGTGCGTGGGACGCCCTCGTCGAGAAAGTCATGCAGGTCCTCGGGATTGAGTCGAAACACGCCTCAGCATTTAGCGAAGCATTATCTATTGCTGCGCAGTTGGCTGGGACTGACGTAAGCGGAGCGCCGTTACAGGCGCAGTCCACCAAGGGCGGTATCGCTTCGCGATCAGGCCAGGGCAGCTTCACTGCCCAAGTTCAGAAGGACCTGAAATCTTTCCTCGGCAAGGGCTACGACAACCTCGTCAAGAGAGGGAAACTTGAAGTAGTTCGCAACGCGAATGATCTGCCTCAGCAGATGCAAAAAGCGTTCCTGAAGATGGTTGCCTGGCATGGTACGCCGCACGACGTTGACAAATTCTCTTCGTCGAAGATCGGCACTGGCGAAGGGGCGCAGGCTTATGGATACGGTTTGTACTTTGCTGGGTCGAGAGAGGTTGCTGAGTGGTATAAGGATAAGTTGTCTGCTTCTCCGAAGAATATTGATGCTACACTATTCGAAGAGAAAGAGCCAGGCCTCTCTGACGAGGTGTGGGCAAAGATGGTAGCGGAAGGTGGGTGGGGAGATGATAAATCATTTGCTCTTCAGGGGCTGCTAGCCAAGACTCTCGCTGGACACGACGGATTCTATATAGAAACGGTTGGGCGGGAATTGTACAACCGCGTACGATCGGCTGCGCAGAAGGTTTACAGCAAAGGAAAACTCTACCAAGTAGAACTAGCCCCCGCCGAGGACGAATATTTACTCTGGGATAAACCGCTGGGCGAGCAAAGCGAGAAAGTTAAAGCTGCTCTTCCAGGCATTAAAGATACTCTTGGGGAGAACTACGTAAGCGAGGTCGAAGATCGGCTCGACGCAGATTTTAAGGACTGGACAGGAAAAGAACTTATTCAAGCGCTGAATAAATATGCTGTAGAAGAAGGGCTTCCGTACGTTGGACAAGTGGAGGACGGGAACTACCGGCGAGATGTCTCTACGTTCTTGCACTCTACCGGTATTAGGGGAAACAAATACCTCGACGGCACAAGCCGTTCGTCCGGTGATGGGAATTACAACTACGTCATTTTCAATGATGAAGATATTCAGATCACTGCTATCTTTTCCAAGAACGGGGAAATAGCCGGCTCTTACTTCCCCAGCCAGAAAAAAGTTTTTCTCTTTTCGGACAACCTCAAGCCCGGCGACGCAGTCGACGTAATGCGGCATGAAGCCGGCCACGCCCTCCTCAACGAAGACAAAGTCTTCCGTGCCAAGCGGACGGCGATATTGAAGGACTTCGCCATTCTCGCAAGGAATAATCCTGCGATCAAGGCGGCGTTTGCTAAAGTCCCATCCGATACGGCGAAAGGCTTCCGAGGGGAAGAAGCCCTCATGTATTGGCTTCAGGAGAAGTCAAACAGGAAACACTCCATCTTCAAACGAATAATCTCAGCCGTCAAGGCCGCTCTCTACCGACTCGGCATCGCCCATGGCAGGCTATCGGAGTCCGACCTTGTCGCCTTATTTTCACAGGGGACGAAGGCTTGGTCTCGAAGGACTGAGGATCAAGCTCCTACTGGAGACCTGAGCAAGATACTTGCAAGGCTGGACCAGCCAGAGCAACTCTTCTCCGTTGTCTCCGACAAAATGAAAGAAGGGCAGGCGAAGATCGACCAAATCCTCGACGCAGTGCAGAATCCGAAGAGTAGGCTCCGTGATATCTATGTCAAGTACGCCCCGCAGTGGCTGGCGGTAATGCCGAGGTCCCACCTGGCGCAGACCTTCGGCAAGAAGATCCACTGGCTGAAAGACATCGACACGCACAACAAGAAGATGGAGGCCATCAAGGCGCAACTTCCTGACGATTTCTACGCCATCTATCAGGATGCGGAAGCTGTCGCGAAGAAAAACTCCGGGCTGGAAGCATTCAATAATCTCCTCCTCACTGGGACCTTCAACCAGATGACGCCTTGGCTCGACGAAACTGAGCAAGACTGGTTCGATACGTCAGGGCCTGCAGGACTCCAACGGAGTAATACCGAGAAGGCTTGGAAAGCTGAAGGAATGAAGAAGTCGACAGGTAAGACCTTCGCCGAAGCGTACCAGGAAGTGAGAACTGCGTGGGATAAACTGAAGCCTGCCGAACAGGAGCAAGTCAAAAAGATCGTCGACTATTTGGCGTCCCTCCGGGAACGGGAAAGGAATAATCTCCTCGCAGTAATTGAGGCTTCTTCTGAGAAGAATCCCGGCCTTCGTGCTTCGCTCATGACCCAGTTCAATGCAACTTTCGGCAAGCTGAAGGGCATCTACGTGCCGCTGTCGCGGTACGGCGAGTACATCCTCAAGTTCACGACGCAGGATGGCAGGGAGCAGACTGAGTTCTTTACTTCCCCCGGAGAACGTCGCGTCTTCCGCAAGCAGATGGAAGCCCAAGGTGTAGACCCTGACACCTTCGTCGAAGATGTGAAGAGAGAGACGCAGAAGGGCGAAGCCGTTATCCCGCAGGCGCTGCGAGAGCAGCTTGGCAAAGCCCTTGAGGCGAAGTACCTGACCGGTGTTGATCTGGAAGATGCGGGCGCGGTGAACGAAGCGCAAGCCCGAGCAGCCGACGCTTTCTCCGACCTGAACCAGGTTATCCTCCGGTGGATGCCGGAGACCTCCGCCCTGAAGAACTCGATTCATCGGAAGAACGTTCTCGGTGCCAGCACCGATATGCTCCGCAGCTCAATGGGTTACGTCCTGAGACACGCAGGCTCCATCGCGTGGATGGAGTATGGGAGGAAGATTGAGGAAGATATACAAGGGTTTGAGGAAGAAACGAAGGGGATGGTGAAGGACCGGGAAGGTGCCATCAACACCGATATGAGAACCCACCTTGCCAACGACGCTAGAAGGTGGTTCCAGGCCGTGAAGAACGAGCGGGTCAGCCCGATCGCGTCAACATTGGGAAAATTCAGTACTGCCTATTACATGACTTCGCCCTCGACGTTCTTGGTGCAACTGACGCAGTTACCGGTCCTTACGCTCCCTGCCCTGGCGAGGAAGTTCGCGTCCCTGCCGAAGGCGACCGCTGCCCTGTCCGAAGGTCTTTGGAAAGCCTTCAACAAGAAGTACAGTAAGGACGCAATGTACGGCGATGAGGACGTAAACCGCGTTTACGCAGACCTGCACCTGAAGGTAACAGAGAAAAACAGGGTCGGAGACCGGCGGCTCGGAGAGGACTTCTTCTCTCCTGCGGAGATGCTGCAGAAGATAAAAGGTCTTGGGACCGGCGAAGCCGGTGACTACAAGCGAGAGCTTCTCGCTCTCCGTGAGTCTCTCGCCAAGGGCGACCTCGATATCTCCGCCGTCCACGAGGCGCAAGATATCGACCAGGGAAACCAGTTGACTGCGTTTGGGAGGGCTATGCACTACGCGATGCTGCCCATGCAGCACGGCGAGCTGGGAAGTAGAAAGGCGACAGTACTGGCGAGCTACAAACTGGCGACGGATGCGAAGAAAGATTTCTTCTCTGCCTTGGAGGACTCCTCGGAGATCGTCGGCGGCACCCTCTACAACTACGCCAAGTCCGACAAGGGCTGGTTCATGCAGGGAGATACCGTCAGGACTCTGACGACGTTCCAGACATACCGGATAAAGACCGCTCTCAGGATGGGTATCCTACTGATGCAGTCAGTGAAAGGAGAAAGTCCTGAAGTAAGGAGAGCTGCGCTCAAAGAATTTTTGGGCGTAACTGCGATGTCCGCAGCCCTTGCAGGGGTACACGGCACCATAATAGGAGGTATTGTCTTTGGCCTTGCCAACCTCTTCGGCGGCGATGACGACGAACCTTACGACGCAGAATTAGAATTTGATAAGTGGGCGAATGAGAGGCTCGGCGACTTATTCGGAGGGATACTTTCCTACGGGCTGCCTACTGCGTTCGGCGTAAACGCCTCGAAACGCATCGGCATGGGCGACCTGTACGGGGTTTCCTCCGAACCTCCAGAGAATATGCACGGAGCGCAGCTTGCTGCGTGGTACGCCGGCAACCTCATCGGCCCGAGCTTCTCCGTCGCGCAGTCATGGGTTAAGGGCTATGACCAGATGGTGAACAAAGGAAACTACATGCGAGGGCTTGAAGAGGCCTTGCCGAAACCTCTGAAGGATGGCCTGAAGGCTTTCCGTGTTGCGTCCGATGGCCTGAAGACTGGGGCAGGGAAGAAGCTCATTGCGGATGAGGACATCAACCAGCATAGCATTTTAATGCTGGCCCTCGGTTTCAACCCGGACGAAGTTGCGAAAGCGCAGGGCGCCGAGCGCAGTCTGAACAAGATAGGGACCCAGCTCTCCGAGAGGATAGGCCGGCTCATTCGCGATGCTGCCAAGGCGATCGTAGAGAGTGAAGATACTGGGGGGCCGATGGCCGCGATTGCGGCCTTCAACGCAAAGCTCCCGTTATTTGCGATCAACGGGAGCGACTTGCGGCCTGCGGTGCGAAAACTCGTTCTTGGCGAGGTCGGAACTACTGGCCTTCGTCAGAGGCAGGTTGCTTCGCAGTTTGGGGTTCCGGTTTATCAGGGGAAGTAGTTACGAGAAGTCGTCTACCTCGTTCAAGTGCATCGCGTAGCATGTTTGGGGGAAGAACGCATACAAACCTCCTCCTAAGGACATGTGACCTACATTATACAGTCGATCGGCCTTGAGTAGCACATCAAGGACTCCATCTGGGTCATCTACGTGACTATCTAACCAATCGTGTAGGGCGGGGGCGGATATATACACAACGCCCTCGTCAGTTTTGTCTATGTGCATGACTAGTTCACCAACTGGCGACGCCAGGACGGTCTTATCGCGGGTTATTAATCGCTTGTCTATGTTGCTGTTGTGGAACTGGCTAATTACACCAATAGCCCGAAGAATAGTATCTTTGCTTGCTGGGGAGGGGTCGACTACGTCAACCTCTTCTTGAGAAGTCTTACTGATCTTTGCCCTCGCGGCCCATATCGACTCTACTAAATGGATCAACATCTCGCTGCCGACGCCATGTTTCTTGCCCCAAATCAAAAAGGTTTCTACGTCTATCGACGCTATACCAGAAGGCACACCAGCTTCACCCATCGAGAACTTCATAAACGGAGCACCAAAACCCGCAGCCAGTAATGCGGTAGCCTCCTTTTCTCCTGTGGTGGCGCTTGGCTCTTCCAAATATTCTGCTAGTTGCTGCACAGCGTCAAAGAACCCAGAGCGCTCCCACTCCCCAACTATGGTTAGGTCGAGTGTGTTGGTCTCCACGCCGTTGACGATCATATCCTGGTCAGAGGTAAATACAAAGTGCCCCCTGGCAGAATTACCATTATCAGATTCTTCGAACGTCAGGTCCATGCAATAAGCGTGTATATTTTTCATACTTCCTCCTTATTTGGTTCTGCCCTGCTAAGCAGGGCAGGCTTCGCCCCAGTCTTCTTCCACTGAGGCACCCTCACTACGTGATCAGGCCCGGTAGTCCCTCGCCACCGACAACAAGAGTCGTCGCATAATTCACGCGCTTCGGCGCAACAACAGTAGATCATTTCCCACCTCCTGCTTTTGTCGTCAGCCCAATGAACAGGTTAAACGCTGCAGTCAGCGCCATCATAAACTGCCCGAGCTGCCCGGCTTCATTTCCTGGAGCTAAGACCAGGATTGCGAGTAACATCGCCGTTGCGAAATTTATCGCTTTCCACGGATTCATTTTTCCCCCCTCCTAAGTCTCAGCTCCAATCGAGCCAGAGTGTTCCAACACTGGTGCGACAAATGTAACAAGCCGGAGTCCGTGTCAATATCCTCGTGCCTGCTCTTGAGCAGGTGCCTCCACTCAGCGTCGAAGTACCTTTCTTCGGCGTTCTCCACGGATTGCCATCCGCCGCGCGAATACTTCTCAGCCCCGAAGGTCCCGACTTTGGCGACCTCCATGAGGGCAAGGGAAAAATCACTGAGAACTCCGGCCTTGACCTTGCCTGCGTCGAGCTTCGCTCCAGGCTCGTGAGCCGGTATTCCGGCGGGGTCAGCTTCGATAACCATCTGACCAGGCGCGCCACACAGCTCATCTTCTGAGATGCCCCCGTAAATGTAGCTCATTTCTCTTCCCCCTCAAAGTATCCAAATTCCTCCAGCTCGAAGACCGACTTCTCAAAGTGCCCGAGATTGTGGGACTCCATATACTCTTCCGCTTCATCTTCCGAGTCGAACGGGCCTACTACCCCCTGAACTCCGTCGAAGATTCCTCCGTAGATAATTACGTGTTTCATTTCTTCTCCTCCTCCCACATCCGAAGTAAATTCTCACACATAGTGCGATATGTCCTTGTCTGCATCTGCAGTGTCTGCTCCGTGCCGACCCACATCAGAACGATAATGCAAAGGATAGCGCCAGAGATATTCCCTGTTGCGCCGAGGAGTATCCCCCAAGCCCCTATGCCTATTACATAGAGGATAAGGAACACTCCGGCCAACTTGGATAGGCTTTCGGATGATTTCATAAAAACTCCTCCCAAGGCATGAGGCCCATGACCCTCCTAGTGTCCGGCTGCGCCGCTGGCGAAGTCCGAAGTTTCCTAATGTGTGCCCACTCTGCTGCATCCGCCGTGACGACGATCTCGGTCTTCAAGGCGTTCGGCAGGACGGCTCTGGCTTGTTGGGGCTTGAGGCTGTGCCACGTTATCAGGTCTTTATATGCTGATTCTGAGGCACTACAACCAAACCTGAATATACCTCGCTGTTCGCTGGTCCAATCCTCAAACCCGGCAGGCTCAAGAAACTCCATTTCCTTACCAGCGTAGTTAACGTAGCGCGTGCTCTCCTGTGCGAAAGAACAAGGACGATGCCGAACCAGTTCGTGTGAGACGCCTCGGTCGCAGATAAACTTGGCGGAGTAGCGATGCAACTCCTTCGGTATTTCGCCGGATGGGCATGGCTGCCAATGGCTTCTCTCTGAGTCGAAACTCACTCCGAACTCGTCGTAATCTAAGTCGAACAGCTTCCCGTAGATGTTCAGGAATGGGGCGAAAAACTGTTGGTCTTTGCATCGATTGTAATTCTGTATCCACGCAGTAAGGTTGCCTCCGACGTAGTAATAGTTCTCGTCCCCGTAAGGGGTGAGATACTTACTAAAGCTACTTGGGTATAAGACGAAGTGTCTTGCTTTGGCGCGAACAACAAAATTCGAATGCTCTACCATCGCCAGATGCCCCGCCTTGATAAGTCGTTTGACGAAGCCTTCGGCGCTCGTTGGCGTGATCTTATCTTCCGACTTGTAGCAAAGACGACCGCAGCGTTCTATAAATTCAACTGCGCTCTCGTACTCAGTAGGCACCGCTCCGAAAAACTCAACACTGGGTTTTATTATTTTCATTTATTTTCCTCCCTCTTCAACATCCAATCAGGTTTCCAAATAGGATACTGGTCGAAGACCAGAGTGAACTTCTCGCCGCAATGCGGACAGGAGCTTGTTGCTCCAAGCTCGACTTCATTGCCTTCATACTCGCAGGCTACGTCGGCTACGCAACATCGGAGTACCCCTCCTACTTTGATTTTCGTTTCTTCTAGTTTCATTTTTACGCCTCCTTTGGCGTTCGCCAATTCCGGCAAGGCCGGTTCGATGTGTAGTAAATCCAACCCTTGGGCTGTTCGGCGATCAACCTCGCTGCTTCGCAGAAAGTCTCGGTGGTGCCTACGGTCTCCGCTCCAGGACTGACTCTCCAGGAGTAGAACTCTCCTGCATCATACTGCTTCTTCGTCCTTTGGATGTAGATCATTCCTCGTCCTCCAGGAAACTTACCTCCCTGTCTTCGTTCCTCGTAATGATCACGCCGTCGAAGTCTCCGGAGGCAACAAGTGCCCTAGCTATTGACTTTGCCATCGACAGTCCGTCATCGAAGAACGTACATCTGAATCCTTGGTATCTTTCTTTGTAAGTTGCTTCAAGCCTGTATGTGTTCATCCTCCTCCCCTCCTCCCTGCGCCTCTGTCACGAAGTGACAGATAGCATCAACTATTCTTCTTAACTTCTCGTCGTCTATGACGACTTTCCTGCGGATGCAGGCTTCGCCTTTCATTCCTTCCCTCCAATTTTCCCACTCCCCGGCAAAGCCGGGAGCTTTGCAAGCTCTTCAGCCGTCTC